AGTTAATGCACGATGTCCTAAACTTTCATCACCTTTATATACTTCGGTCTTACTACGGCGTTCTTCCTCCTCTAATACTGCCATACATTTGTAGAAGTTATCGTAGTATGTACCTAGTTGTTGGCCTATTTCCGTGTAGATGTTGGTGGTGTCACCACTCTGTTTATTGAGTGCTATGACACGATTTTTTTCTTCAATGAACTGATTTTTTTCAGCGACAGTTGGTTGACGGTCTTTGAACTTATTATGAAATTGGTCGTCAAGGTCCTTAAGGACATCTTTGACATCCCCGGCAGCTCCTTTAATGTCCTTGTAAAGTTTACATCCTTCCTTTACAAGCTTAACCGCACCATTTGCAAGCGCAAATAGCGTTAGCGGATCCATCTTATTTCGTCCTTTCTAAGGATCTTATTATTTTGTTTTTATTATTTTTTGTACTACTGTATTACAATGGCATCCACATCCAAATGCCTTGGCTCATTAATAAAAAGCCAATTAAACTTACACCAATACTAGCATAAAACATACTCATGCTTACTGCTAATATACTTGCAGATAACAATACAATTGCTAACTGATAGCTTGTACCTGCAAAAGTCATCCAAGGACCATGCTTTTTAGCTAAATCACGTTCTTCCTCTAACGCTTTAGCCTTAGCAAATAGTTCCTTCTTACCTTCGCCCTTTTCAGGATCACTCTCATAACGCTCGATTTTAGCTTTCATTTTCTCAGCTTTGGCTTTGTCACCTCGCACAACTGCATCATCATAACTCATTTCAGCTAATGTTTGCTTGATACTTTTTGCTTGATAGAAAGCCCAAACATCGTTCGCTTTGATAGTGTTATTCAAAACTTTACTGCTAAAACTGTTTGCCATGTAAGTATTTACGGCAAGTAACAACGCAATAACTGTGATTACCCAACCTGCTTTATCTTTAATTTTAGCTTCCGCTTCGCTGCGAGATAAAACTTTGCCTGTTACTTTGTCAATCATTTGCTTCATTTATTAGCTCCTTTATTATGATTTTTTTTAAACTAAATAAGTATAGATATTTATCAAGTAAATGTAACCTTACCCTTTAATGTATCATTTTTTAAAATTATGAGTGGAATAACCATAGAAGGCGGAGTACTGTTTTCAGGAAATTTGAGATTAAATTTTCCTTCGGCGCCTCCTACCGTTGAACTTTTAGTAGTAGCGGGCGGCGGTGGAGGTGGAGGAGGCGGCACCGGATTCACTGGGTCAGGAGGAGGCGGCGGCGGCGGTTATAGGACTAATTCTGCTTTTTCAGTTACCGCAAATATTTCTTATAATATTACGATAGGTTCGGGTGGGGCTAGAGGAACATCATATTCCAATGGTACTAATGGGAATCCTTCAAGTTTTACCAATAGTTCCAACGTATCAAATACTTTTGCAAGTAGTGGTGGAGGAGCCGGTGCCACCGGATCAAATGGGTTTTCCGGAGGATCCGGTGGGGGAGCCGGTGGAGGTCAACCAGGATCGTCTGGCGGCACCGGCAATATTGGTAACTATTCTCCTTCAGAAGGGAACAATGGAGGAAGCAGTAGTTCATCAAGTGGTTCTTACTATCACGGTGGAGGTGGTGGGGGAAGTGGAGGAATAGGAGGTAGTCCTGGAACCAGTAGTTCACCGGGAACAGGAGGACAACCCACATATTCTTCTATATCAGGTACATTTTCTGGTTATTCGGCAGGGGGAGGCGGTGCAGCAGATGCCTATACTAATACATCAGGCGGATCTGGATGGGGTATAGGAGGCACCGGAGCAAATGCTACTACCAATGCTACAACTGCATCTCTTAATTCTGGGGGCGGTGGAGGTGGAGGCACAACTGATAATCAAGGAAGAGGTCAAGCAAGTAGCGGCGCATCTGGAGTAGTTATTTTAAGATATTCAACAAATTACTTACTGCCTACTACCGTTACAGGAAATCCTACTTATTCTTTAGCCAATGGATACCATACATACGTATGGACAGGTAACGGAAGCATTAAATTCTAGTTTAAGTATCTTGCTTTATCATTACTTTTAACAAAGTAAATATTTTTATGCCTCTATTAGAGGCATTTTGGAGAAAAATCGTGAAATATCTTTTGGCAATCGTCCTAAGTATATTTTCTTTAACAGCGGTTGCTAATGAAGAAGAATTTACATTGAGAGTAAATGATGGAGTAGTAGAAGTTAATATGAGTGACTGGCAATATCTATCCAACGAGGCAACATATCATTTTTATCTAGCTAAGAAAAACATGCATGTTGGTAATGGATTTCATAAAATTCATAGCATTTCAGAATTTAAAGAACCTGAGGGAAGAATATATTCTGGTTTGTCTGCCCCAGTAAAATACATAATAAGTTTTGGTTATATGGATTGCAACGATGGCATATTTAATTTAGTCGGGCAATTATTCACAGACAAAAATTATAAGATTATCTATTCATCTAGCTACGAATATGGGGAACACCGAGTAGAAGTAACTTCTCCGAATACAGCTAGAAACAAAGCCTACACTAAAGTTTGTATGATCGGGCGTGACACATAATAAATATCTTATAAGGAGATATTTATGACAACGACTGACATAAATCAAATAATAGACAGAATGAAAAATCTAAGGCAGTTTACGGTTGAAGTAGACCTACCTGAAGATTTTGAACTACGCGGAGTAATGCCGTTCGACGTTTCAGTAAAGAAAAATAAAGGCTGGTTTAAAGTATATGCATTGACCTTAGAAGAAGCAACAGATAAGGTTAATGAATTTGTTCAAAGTATGCGATAATGTCATTCACGTTTACCGGAGGTTTAGTATTAACTGGTGGTTGGACTCTTAATCCACCTGTACCAGTTTACCCAACCTCAGTAGATTACATGGTTGTAGCAGGTGGCGGTGGTGGTGGAATAGGTACTGATTGGGATAATAATTCCAACGGGGGAGGTGGAGGAGCCGGAGGTTATTTAACTGCCACTGGTGTCTCTGTATCGTCTGGGGTCACCTACTCTATAACAGTAGGAAATGGCGGCTCCGGAGCTATTGCTAATAGTTCTGGAATAGGTGCAACTGCTACATCGGCTACTCAAGGTGGTAATTCATCTATTTCAGGAAGTGGATTCACTACAGTTACAGCAGTAGGTGGAGGTTTTGGTGGATATTATACTCCGATTAATGGTATTCAAAATGGAGGTGACGGTGGATCCGGTGGAGGAGCAGGTGGTGCCGGCGGTGGCCAAAGTAGAGTAGGTGGTATAGGTGTTTATGTAGGATCTACATATTTGAATCAAGCACGACAAGGATATAATGGTGGGGTCAACTTTGGTAATGATTCTACCGGTGCTAGCGGAGGTGGCGGAGGCGCTGGAGCAGTTGGAGCTGCAGGTGCAGCGTCAGTAGGTGGAAATGGCGGCGCTGGAGTTGTTAATCCCTTTTCAGGTAGCACAGTTGGACAAAATGTAAGTGGTACCTACTGGCTAGCAGGCGGCGGTGGTGGTACGTATGGTGCAACCAGTACCCAAGGAACAGGGGGCAATGGAGGTGGTGCAGCAGGAAAAACCGCAGCTCTTACAGTGACAACAGGAAACGCAGGTACATCTAACACCGGAGGAGGCGGTGGAGGGTTAGCAAGGGCTAATTCAACTTCACAAGCCGGAACAGGTGGTTCGGGGGTAGTAGTAATTAGATATGCGATTTCTTTCTCAGAAGCTAGTAGTACAACCGGATCTCCTACAGTAACTACTGACGCTAGTTTTAGATATTATACCTTTACAGGTAATGGAAGCATAACATTTTAAAAAGGTTGTTTATAAATCAAATGCATTTGTTAAAATCTCTGTGTAGTAATATAAAAAAAGCTATATCAAATATACTAGCTTTATTAGAGGCATATTCATTAATAAGAGTTTTAATAATAATAATTTTGGTTTTAATTTCAATATCAATGCAATGGATTAAATTTTAAGGTTTAAATAGATTTATGCCAATTATAGTTCAAGGTGGTGGGATTTCTTTTGATGGTGGTTTTTCTTTAGGACCAACTATACCTCCACCGCCAATTATTGGTACTGCAACATTATCTAATACTACTGCGTCTGTTCCATTTACTGCTCCAAACAATGATGGAGGCGAACCTATAACAAGTTATACAGCAGTTTCTAACCCTGGCAACTTAACTAGTACATTAAACCAATCAGGATCAGGAATTATTACTGTGGCTAATTTGTCATACAGCACTTCGTACACATTTATTGTTTATGCTACTAATATATTAGGAAATAGTGCTAATAGTAGTCCTAGTAATAGTATTAATGTTCCTACACAATTGCAAACTACTTTGGCTGTTGCAAGCAAAATTACAGTACAAAATGTATCGGACCCATTTACACCAGTTACTGCGTCGGGAGGACAACTTCCATACACATTTAGCATAAGTCCTAGCCTCCCGTCTGGTATGAACTTCAATACCGGTAATGGGCAAATTACAGGAGCACCTACATCAACTAGTAGTTCGACTTCCTATACTGTAACTGTTACTGATGCTGTGTCTCAAATATCTGATAAAACATTTGCACTACAAGTTAACAGTCCAGTAAGTGCTACTTTGGTAATTGCAAGTAAGACATTGAATCAGAATACAGGGGTGGGTACACCGTTCACTCCTGTAACAGGTGCAAATGGTCTAACACCTTATGTATATAGTATTTCACCAAGTCTACCATCTGGATTGAGTATTAATACAGGTAATGGAAGTATTTCAGGAACTCCTACAGTTACTCAAACTTCTACGAATCATACAGTAACTATAACTGATGCATATTCGCAGACAGCAAATAACACATTTACTTTATTAGTTAATACAGAGTTAACTACAACTCAGGCTATTGCAAGTAGACAGTTAGAACAGAATTACAGTATAAATTTACCATTTACTCCTGTGACGGCGAGTGGAGGAACTACACCGTATACATTTAGTGTAAGCCCAGCGATTGGTACAGGAACTACAGCAGGATTGTTATTCAATACAGGAAACGGACAAATATCAGGTACGCCAACATCAACATTAGGTACAACCACTTATACTGTAACTGCGACGGATGACATCGGTGCAACATCAAACAAAACATTTACTCTTAATATAGCCGCAGAATTGACTACAACACAAGCTGTTCCTTCAATTGTTGTGACAGTGGATACCGCATTAGCCTCAACTATTCCTGTTACAGCTAGTGGTGGATTTGGAACTAAGACGTTTAGTATTAGTCCTGAGTTACCCACTGGATTGTCATTTGGTACATCCGATGGTTCTGTATCGGGTACTCCAACAGTACTGTCTAGTTCAACAACGTACACAGTAACAGTAACAGATGATTTGGGAATAACATCATCAAAAACATTTACTTTATCAGTTATCGTAGCTTCAGGCGAACAAAGATATACTTCAGCTGGTACGTTTACTTTCACAGTACCTACCGGAGTAACAAGTGTGTCTGTAGTTGCTTTAGGAGGCGGGGCAAGTGGCGGAGTTACTGGATCAGGGACCGGCCCTACATATTACGGAGGCGGAGGCGGTGGTGGATTAGCCTATAGAAATAATGTTTCTGTTACTCCTGGTCAAACTATAAGTGTAGTAGTAGGCGCCGGCGGGGCAAGAGTAGGAGGTACAACTAGAAATCCATCTACAGGTGCTGCAATAAATTTTATAGGAAACAATGGTACTAATAGTTCAGTTACTATTGCAGGCGTTGCTACTACAGGAACAGGAGGTCTAAGATCTCCGGGAAGTGCAAGTTCCACCGGAGCCGCAGGAACAGTAGGAGCAGGTGGAGGCCCAGCTGGAACCAGAACAGGAGGAGGTACTGGCGGCAGTGGTGGTGGCAATGGTGGACAATTATCAGGCTCAGGTGGCGGAGGCGGTGCCGGCTGGAGTGGTACAGCAGGTGCAGGTGGTTATAATTTTAGTCCAGGCGTAGACACTGGCGGTGGATTTACCAGTACTGGCAATGGCGGTGGTGGCGGTGGCGGATTTAGATTTTCTCAAGATTCGGGTGGTCGTACAGTTGGTGCACCCGGCGGCGGAGGTGGAAATCCGGATGGATATTTTGGATTGGGTGGGACTAGAACTAACAAGGGCGAATCTGACAATACAGCAAATAGTATAACAGGTGGTGTATCCAGAGGGGCTGGAGGAGGGGGCGGTTACGGAACAGGCCCTGCCGATACTAGCATTTTTAGTAGTGCGGGTGAAGGTGGATGTGTTCTTATAGTATGGCCAGGAAACACTAGACAGTTCCCTAATTGGCAGTAATTAAAACATCAAGTATACAATAAACAAATAAGTTAATTGATGAAACAATTGGTTTATACCAAAGTGTTTTAAGAACTTTTCATCACTGTATCTTGTTTGACCATATTTTATACGTAAAAAGTTAATATTGTAATTCAATACAAAATTTAGAAAACCTAAAATAAGCGCATAGATTATGTATGAAATATCGCTTATAATTAATAAGCAAATTACAGTACCGAGTCCATGTTTTACACTATGCCAAATTAACTCTACGTTACCGTAACTTATTTTATCGGCAATTTCAAATGTTTTATTTTCAAAGTAATCAAACAACATATGTTTGATTTGTAATAAAACAATCAATAGCAACATTTCTTCAATCATTCAGGTTTCCTCGGTATATAATCAATGTATGGTTTAGGTGAATAATCTTCCGTTAAGGTATTTCTCAACTCATCCCCATATTTTAGTGTAATGTGAATATCTATTTTATTGCTTACAGATTTAGCCACTCCAATTCGTAGATGATTTCTCCAACGGATAGTGGTGTCAATAAATTTTTTTACGACCTTATCTGAGAGTATGTCATCAAAATTGTCATTTTCTCTATAAAAAAGGTAGTATTTCATTTTTTCCAAATTAAAAAGTTAATGTAGTCTGCTTCTGAATTAAAACAGAATGTATATAATGTACCATTACTTGCAACTTTTTGTGTAAAATCAACTGTCCATTCATCTACACAGTTAACTTCACACCATGATATAAATGGTTTTAGTTTACCATATGGTAAACCTATATCAGTCTTGTAAATTGTGTTGGACAACCTCTACCCCAGATGCCTTTAAAAAATCTAATCCAGCTATATCTCTATATTCATCTTTATAATATAAAGTTTTGATGCCACTTTGATAAATCAATTTTGCACACTGCAAACAAGGAGCATGGGTACAAAACATAGTAGCACCTTCGCTAGATTCAGTACTACTTGAAACTTTGGCTATGGCATTAGTTTCAGCATGTAATACTTCTGCTTTTGTTTCGAGAAATCTTATTTCACCATTGGGCCATTTAAGTTCATGCTCACAGTTATTATCCCAACCTGCAGGCATTCCATTATATCCAGTGCCTAAAATTTTATTGCCCTTTACTATAACAGCACCTACATGTAATCTTCTAGCATAACTTAACTTACTTGTTAAGTGTGCTACATCCATGTAATATCGAATAAACTTTTCTTTCATTTTACGAATCCATGTTTTTCAATAAAGTCCTTAGCACTATATCCTGATAATCCTTTTATGATAAAATGATCAATGTTAAATCTTTCACAAAAAGCTTGACCAAATGATATGCCTTTTAATTGGTAAAAAACATACTCCTTACAAAAAATTTCATATTCTTGTCGAGATACAATTTCATGTTGATTTTTATCTGTATAAGTTTGTAATGTGTTTACAACGTAATCAAAAACTTTATCCACGTTAATCCCAAAGATTCATATAATATTTTGCAAATAGATCAATACCTTCTTGTATTTTCTTTTGGTGTAATTCTAATCCTACAATATCTATCCAGTGATCGGTTGGATTCAAATCAACCATTTTATACATTGGTTCCATTTGATTAGTAAGAGGATTCAACATTGGATCCGTTTCTTCCCAATCAAACTTTGCTTCACCGTGATAGTATTTGTCTTCCCAATCTCCGTCTGCTAACTGCTGAAATGACCAAATCATTTTATCTAAAATCTCATCCCAACGTTTGCAAGACTCATCGAATGCTTCTCTATTTGTTTCTTCATAAAAGTCAAAAGATTGTTGATGAATATAATTTTCACCACCCACATCTGCAAATGATGCAGGAACTCCTTGTTTGTGATTTTTTAACTGCACCAACATTGGGTAGATAATCATTGACAAATCATTATACATGTTCCATGTATCAAACTTGTCAATTTGAATATTGACTTTGCGTTTGTCATTCTTTCCCCATTGTGTTAATTTAACTTTCATTTTCTTTGTATTCTTTGGCTTTACCGTTCATAAACACATATACATGCTCACCATGCAACACGTTAGCATATTTTATGTTTTTGTATTTTTGAGCAAACTCTGCTAATTCATCCATTGATTTGCCTTGGCATACAAAGTCTTTGGTATTTCTATAGTAGAGATAAATTATGTTTTCTATTTGTTCCGTTTCTAACGTATGAATTTCTTCAAGGTCATCGTTTAATTTCTGTTGAAGTTTTTCTAATTCTTTGTCAAAATTTACTCCAATATCATTGGATACTTTTTTTAGGATTTTTCTAAATTGATAGACCGTATAAAGTCTACCGGTCCATATACCTAAACCAAAAACGCAAAGGAATTCTAGCAATGACATAAGATTATTTATTTTTCTCTAATAGTGATAAAACTTCTTCGACTGATTCTTGCACTTGCCAAGTGCCATGCGGTGGACAAAAGACATATGTAATTTTTTCAATCACCCCGTCAACTTTCTTAGCTGCATTGGTTGGACTTGAATATACAGTTACAATATGGTCAGTATTGATAAGTATACTTTCATCTTTGTATTCTTCTATTGCATTCGTTAGTTTTATCAACATTAGGATTTCTTTTTCGAAAAGGCTTTCATTGGTTGGACATATCTTTTGTGGTATTCAGTATAATTGTCCAAATAATTTTTATGATGAACCCATTTTTCTTTTGTTTTAGATTTGTTGACTAAAAATCCCCATTCACGTTGTCGTGGACCCATAACAAATAGTGTCGTAGCCGGGCCTACACTTTCATCTAGTTCTAACCAATGAAAATCTTTTGCTTTTCTAAATAACACACTACCCGGACCACGCCATGTTTGAAAGTCGCCAAACTTTTTACCTTGCTTATTAAACAATGGTACATGTTCCCAATATCCACCTTTAATAATAATTGTAAAAAAGGGCCAAGGATGATCATGAAAAATAGGATCATCACTTTTAACTATTTTGTGTAATGTTATATTGAAAGGGAACCATTTACGATTTTTTAAAAATAGATAATATCGGTGCATATACTCTGCACCAGTGTGTCGATCAGGAATCAATCTGTATCTTCCTAATTTATCCATTAATTTGTGAAGTATTGTTTTCATTGCATTATAAATGGTAAAGCAGCTTTTTTGCAGAAAGCTGCCAAAACTGTTATAACAGTATTTTAGAAAGGAGATTAAACACCGAGTGCTAGTGCGCGGTAACCAGCAGCAATGATTTCGCGGCTAGGAGTACCTAAACGATATTTCGTAAAAGTTTCTCCGCGATTGTTGGTACGCTTGTTTGCGTAGATAGCGAATCCACTATAACGTAGGTCGCTTACAGTAGCAGTAGGATTGGCAATACCAAAACGCTGCTTGATTTGTGCTGCGGTAAGTTGCTCACCATTTTTGAATGCCTCAAGTAGGCGCTCTTGTTTTGTTACGTTCATAATCAATTTTCCTTATAAAATGTCGCTGTTCTCACAACGTGATAAGATTATATAATAAACTTGTTTACTATACAATTAAAAAGGTGAATTAATTTTCAACGTATCGCCCATTTTGTCCAAGCTGTCCTTTTACACCTACAATTGGAATTTCCTTTACATGTTCTTGTGGGAGTAATAAAAACATTAGGTGTTCAATATCCATGCGCTTTTTTTCTTTAAGTCTGGCCAAAAATTCTTCAGTTGCCTTGGCATAGAAGGATTTTATTGTTTCGTGATGAGTTTTTGGCCAAGACCAAAGCCTAGACATATATTGAAATGGTACATCCATTTGTTCTCTTGGGTCGATGAATTGTGTTCTAAAACGCATTGGTACAATAATTTTATCTAAAAATCTTTCATAGATAATTGGATTAAAATTATCGTTGAGTTCATATCTACCGGAAATTTTGTGTATTCTATCAACACCTTCAAGTAAATTATTATCCTCAATCATTTTTAGTGCTGTATTAAAAGCCAACAATTCTGATAAGTTTTTAACGATATCCCAGTTCTCTGTGTTTTCTTGGATATGTTTCATTGTTTTATCCCCACTCAGATTAACTATCCAATGGGCAGAATTTTTTAATTCTGAAAATACATTATCTGGTAATGTTTCGGCAGACGATTCAACAATAATAATCGTACTGTTCGGCAGTCTACTTTTTATACTTTTAATTGTTTGTAGAGTTTGATTAAGACGTTTATCTTGCTCAAACTTTCCAAATTTGGTTACGATGGCACTGGTTATTAGGAAACAATGTTTCACTTTCGGCCTCTTTCTCTCACAGAATCCTTTAACATACTTTTTATTATCAGAAGTACCCTATTTTTTTCTCTATCGCTAAGAATTTTTATCATCGCAAGTTTGTCATCATAACTATTTGCATTTTCTAAAAATTCTTTTGGTACTGCTAATTTTGGTTTTTTTGGTTTGTATTTTTTAAAATCGTTATTGTCGCTCATTAAAGTAAAGTTCCAATGCTTCTAATTTGTCCTGGTATTCACTAATACCAGACAACTCTTTTTCAATAGAACCTACTAAATCAGTATGATCATGAATAGCCATTGGATTGTTTAACATAATCTCAATGTTTAATCTATGCTTTTCTATTGATGCCTCGAATTGTTTTTTAAGTGAGTTTAAGATTTCTTTCCTCATTTTTAAATCTCCACGTATTTAAGTTTAAAATCATCCGCTTTTTGTTCGTAGTTTATGTAACCACGCGGATTGCATATGATGCGGGTAGTACCGATCATATAATCAAAGTTCTCATGAGTATGACCATGAGTCCACAGTTTAATTTGTCTACGATCCAAAATAAAATCATCAAGGTTAGTACTATACGCACCATTCATAACAACTTCTTTTTTATATCGTGGATGTGTGCTAGCTTTACTTGGTGCATGATGTCCAACTACGACAACAGGTAATTTTGGATGTAATGCCAATACCTCATCTAGACCACGCTTAAAGGCACGGTGGTCTTCTACAGCATCCTCTGGCATGAAAGTGCTATAATACTTGTCATCGGTTTTGATACCATTCTTAACACAATTAAAGTCATTCATCATGTTGCGAATGCGTAGCATGGTGAGTGGATCCTCACCATTCATGTCAGTCCACAATGTGCCACCGTAGAACAACACACCGTTAATGATACGCCATTCTTTATCTAAGAAATAGACATTGTGGTAGTCACCGAATGTACCACGGATAATGTTAGCACTTGTTTGGAAGTCACCATGATAGTGTTCGTGATTGCCCATAATTAGTATTACGTGCGGAAATCTTTCTGCACAACGAACAACAAAGTCGTGGTAGCGTTTGCCACGTTCGCGGACACCCGATGTTGCAGACACCTCTGCATCGTAACTTAAATCGGTTAATTCATCAGCAATAAAGATATCACCACCGAGGATAAGGACATCTGCGCCTTCTTCGTTATGAAGGTCCAAATCACCGAACTCTAAGTGTACATCACTTGTGATTGCAATTTTCATACGCAATAACCGCCTTTAAATTTGTATACGTTACTATCCCATCTTAGCTGTTCATATATCTCATTGTCAACACACTTGTATGGGTCTTTATAATTCAATACAGCAAAATAACCTATTCCACCTATCGCTGCCATAAGTATGAGCCAAGGCAGCATTTTTCCAAATGCACCCAATGACTGAAATACTTGCAATACTAACGGTAGTATTTTTTGTAAATTCTCTAATAGGTTTTTCATATTATAGCATAAAAAGATTATTTAGTACATCTTTTTATGACCATTTTAATAAAAACCAAGTTAAGTGTTCTTCACTAGAAAATTCTGCCTCTAACCACGCAGTGTCATATTCTCTACCTGCTGAGTCCATTTTATAGCCTGTGATTATATCTACATTGTATTCTTGTTTCCACCACTGTGCAGGAAGGGTATTAGATTCTACCCAAGATAATAATCTCCCATTAGAATGCTTCTCCCACATCACACGGTGCGCATTATTAAATGCTGGCTGTATATCATCTATCTTAGCTATTATTCCCACTTAACTCACTCACATGTTTACAGGCTTTGCGGAACTGAAATCCAGGGCAAGTACAATCCCAACCCTTGCTATTTTTCGTGACAATATACTTGTTACCTTTACTACCTGCAACTTCGTATACCTTAACATCCGTATCAACATCTTTCATTGAACCACTTAGTAATTCGATATCATTTACTAAGTCCATATTGATTACACGGATTTTCATTTGATCGTCACCGGTCATACAAAACTGACGATCATTCAACCATTTGTAACTAGGAACAACGATCCCCTCAAACACGTGAATATTTGATTGAGGGGGAATCATGCGAGGGCCCTGTGAGTAACGCACAGTGACCTTTACTTTGCTATCCTTTGTAGGAACTTGTATCATTTTTTAGTGACTGTAGATTTAAACAGAATACCAAACAGAATCATCAGACCCCATGCTTGTAGCAAACCAATTTCTTTAATACCGTCAACTGCTGGAACTAGACAACCATTCCAAAGCAACATGACTGGGTAACTAAACAATAGACCTAGTACAACAACGATACCGACAATCATAAAAAGTGCTTCAAAAACATCTTTCATAATTTATGATCCTAACTTATAATTTTATAGTACGAATTCTAAAATCATTCTCGGTCAAACCATTTAATGTGCCGTTGATACCACCTTGGCTTTGTTTAATTTGTTGCACTCGGTATGAGTTGGCCGTATTTAAATCAGAAAACGGAGACAATGGTTCCCACTTATTATCACCGTATCTATATTCAACCATGAATACTGTATTATTCATTATACTTTGTCCAGTTGAATTTGAAGACCTTCCCAAGTGCCTGCGATACCAACCGCTGCAATATTGTCACTGCGGCTGAACTCTAGTGCATCAAGTGCCTTTTGTGTAGCAGCATTGAACGTGATAAACTGTCCAACACCCTCACGAATTTGTTTAGCAGTAGCATAGAAACATGCATTGCCGTTAATAATACGAAACTTTTGTGATTGTTTGAATCGTTTGATAACCATTATGCAATCTCCTTACCGTCGGAAGTTACAAGAACCATTTCTTCGTTTTCACGTTTTTGCATCATTTCGCTAAGAATAAACTTTGCAATATTAATATTCTTGCGAGCCTGATCAGTAGCCTGCGCATGTCCAAAAGACATAAGTTCCTGTGCATCACTCAAAACACTCATTGCAACCATTTCTAGACCCGACAGTCGGGCAGTGATGGATTGCATGTATTGGTCACGAATATCTTGTGCAGACATACCATAGCAGTTTTTTTCAAATTCAGTCATTTGCTTCTCCTTATCAATCACTATACCGATATTATATAACCAATTGGATTTATTGTCAACCAAAATCGTAAAAATTTATGTTAACAATTTGATAAGTAAACCTATTGTATAAATTGCAAGTAATGTTGCATTAATGACAATAAGACTCCATTCACGCCATGCAATTGACACGATTAACCATAGTAATGCACCAAAATTTAATAGTGCAGGACCTAGTGGGTACAGATTGATGCTTGTGCAAACAGCCCCGACAATTGTTACAAAAGTTGCAACCCATTTGAGATAAAATACGAACTTTTCTTTCATGTCCGTATTCTATCAAAGTTTGGATTTATTGTCAACCTTTTCTCTTTTTGACAACTTCATCAGCAAGCCCATAATCTACAGCCTCTTGGGCGCTCATAAAAAAGTCACGTTCCATATCTCGCTGTAGTTCGACAAAGGTCTTGCCTTTGCTATTATGATTTACGTATATTTCAGTTAAGCTTCTTTTCATAGCCAAAATTTCTTTGACTTGAATTTCCATATCAGTCGCCTGACCACGTGCGCCACCGCTTGGTTGGTGAATCATGTGTCTTGCATTTGTAAGAATATAGCGTTTACCAATAGCTCCTGCATTTGCTAGTAGGCTTCCCATTGAGCAAGCTTGTCCCATAACGATTGTAGAAACGTCAGGCTTTACAAATTGCATTGCATCGTAAATAGCCATACCTGCTGTTACACTACCGCCGGGACTGTTGATGTACAATTGGATATCTTTCGTATCGTCCTCACTTTCTAAAAACAAGAGTTGGGCTACGATAAGATTTGCCATGTGGTCATGAACTTCACCTTCTAGTAAGATAACACGGTCACGCAATAGGCGACTGTAGATATCATAACTACGTTCACCTTTGCTGGTTTGTTCAATAACGATTGGTACTAAAGACATATTATTCCTTTAAGTTAAATGAATACATTATAACAAAAAGAAAATAATTTTTATATGATTTTGGTTATTTACGTTTTTCTCTACCTAAGCCAATAGTTTGTTCAGGTTCAGCCTTACGTTTTGGTTCTGTGATATCTTTTGCTATATCTTTTAATTCAGGTTCGGGCATAGCGTCATCATCGTCTACTCTAGGTTCATCAGGCTCACTACTTACGTCATCATCGGTTCTACCCAATTTAAAACTAAATCCGCCGGCGGTTGGCTCACTTGCACTGGATTTGTTCTCTATTGATATATCACCGTCTAGTTTTGCAGGCCATTGTGTGGCAAAAGTCAACTCTCCGTTAGAGTAATCGGTATACTGTTGTATAAAATTCATTTCTAAAATTTGCAATACTGCTGCACTAAATCCAGGTATAGCATCTCGTTTGTTTACGGCTTCTGCTACTTCTTTTTTAATTCCATAAATTAATTTGCCACCATCAGTGACTTTACCTTTCGCCTGAATGTCTTGTACAGGAGTAAGATATTGTTTTGGTAATGGAGTTTTGTTTTTGTAACTATCAATAGCCATACTCATTAGTTTTGGTGATTTAGAACTAAATGGTAAAAACTTACGCCATTTTTGACTGATACTATCAGGATAGTTTTCGTAAATAAAATCAATGGCTTTAAATGCTGAAGTAATAGTATTAGGCCCTGACTTATCACTTTCTTGGCAAATTTCGATAAATCGTATTGCCTTTGCTAAACCCGGACTACGCTTTAAATCAGGTGGAATTTTAAGACCAGATATTGCAGGTGCTGCTCCTCCACCGGTGCCCTTACTACTGATATTAATTTTATGATTGCTATTTGGATTTTTTATTTCTGCAAAACTGTCCGCTAAATTTGTGTTCGCCTTGCTAGGAAAATTTAACATCAAATCATCAATACTACCGCCTAACCACTGTTCAAATTTTTCTCGTTTAGGGAAACGTGTACGACGATATAATAATGCTAGAACACCTAAATATTCTCCTGCGTAATCAACAATTGCTTTACGAACTTTTTCTTTTTTGGCAAACTCGTCAGATAGAACAACTGCTTCCCCTGAAACAATATATTTGGCTAAATTTATAATTTCTTTACCATAGTCTGTTTGATTTAGTACAGGATTATTTGCGATAACTTCGTAAAAATCATGTGCAGGCATATCCTTATCTGTTATTCCAATTTGACTAGGTTTTACTAACATAGCCTCTTTTGTTTCAGCCTTTTCTCCTGCAGCAGGTTGCTGACCACCAAACTCGGACGTTTTTCTTAATGCGCTTAGAGGCACTTCTTGGTCATCAATTGTTCGGGCTTTTAAATTGCCCTTAAACATGTCAGACTTATATAAATTCATAAATCTATTTGCTTCTCTAGGATCAATTACAACTTCTTCTCCTTCTAAGTTTGTAAATGGACTTCTAGATTTAATTTTGTTTATAAAGGTTGAAAAACGTTCCTCACGTTTTAATATTTCACCGGCACTTAGGGAAACGCCCTCAGTTAGATTGTCAAGAATTGTTAGTAAATCACGCATAATATGTATTTAGCATTTAAACATGTCTTGATACTTGAACCATTTTTTGATATTGTGATAGGTTTTAAGTGGGATACCATGTTTATATAATTTTTCTTTGAATCTGAAAAAAGTCGGACCATGGCTCATTAAGCCTGATTTTCCGTGTTTTTTTCTTATTTTAGTCTCTATGTCCCACTGATGTTGATGCGCCATTTCATGAGCCAAAATTGTGACTAACCATTGGGGACAGTAAAACTTATCCATTAATTCTATTGAACAATAACTTCCGGACGGATGAACATCCCATGAACCCACGCACATCCCCCAATATCTCTTTCTATAGGGTTTTATGATTATTTCAGGAACTTCTAATTGATTGCGAAAAACAGACTCATTGAGTAATTCATATACGTGCAGAACGTCTTGGTAAACAGGCCTGTACATTAACTTTTTCTGATAAGTTAACTTGGGCAGAGGAAGATGCATTATGTCCTCTAAAGAATACTGTTCCAAATAAGACATACAAATATTTAGTAAAAAATTGACTTTCACCCGTTTGTTGTCTAAATACAATGAAGGAGACTTTTATGTTAAATTTTATCAGAAAAATATTCGGCTTACAAACTAGACCAGATGTACACCCATTGGACGGGGCAACTAGACAAGCACAAGAAGCACCATATAAGCTAGAACCTCAACTACAGCCCGTTGAACCTAAACTACAGCCCGTTGAGCCTAGTACACCAATCCAACCCGTAATTTCTAATGTTCTTGATGTTAACAAAGACGGCAAAGTAGATGTTGAAGATGTTAAGGAAGCTGTCAAGAAAACCAAGAAAAAAGCAAAAGAAGTTACTGATGAGGTTATAGAAAAGGTTAAAAAACCTAAAGCAAAGAAAAAACTATAATATACATATAGGATCCAAAACCTACAATTATAAATACAATATGATTTTTGGATTTGATGTAATAAGTGATTTAAATTTGGGTCCCGGTGAAGATTTTGATTGGACTGGGCAACCCACCAGCTTGTTCTGTATCATTCCCGGAAACATATCTAGTGATTTAAAAGTAATATATAAAACACTACGTCACCTAAGTACTCTATACCACGGTGTTTTTTACATAGATGGCTCGATTGAAAACGATGACATTTATGGAAGAGATATACGTGTTAAGGAACTTCAGAAAATTTGTACCAGCTTTAAGAATGTAATCTATCTACACAACAATGTAGTAGTAGTTGACGGGGTAGGATTAGTTGGAATAAATGGTTGGTACAATAATTACAACAACAATAGCATTGTAGATGATTTCCATGCTAAGTGTTTTCGCTATAGCGACATTGAATACTTAGAAAAAACTATTGAAAAACTACAACTACATCAAGATGTTAAAGCCATTATAATTGTAAGTAACTGTGTTCCCTTTAGAGAATTGTACTTCGGAGAATGTGACATGGGAGATGAAGATGTTAACCCTGGTTACGTATTGTATAAAGACACCGAACACAAAGTTAAAAAGTGGGTCTACGGAACTTATGATAAAATCGTAGACACCACCGTTAACGGCATTAATTACATTAACAATAGTAAGTTCAACAAAAGTCCTTACTTTGCTAAAAGAATTGAAATTACCATTTAAGAATCAGATTCTATTTTAACCTGCAAAGGAAATCCCTCGTTCCTAGCTTCTAAGGTTACCTCTATTCCCTTTTGTTCTGCAATTTCATATGGAAGCACTGCAACAACTGCACTACCAGATTGATGTATACCTGTTGTTATAATTTCTGCGGTATCTGAAGTATAACTAAAATGATCTATTAAGCTTCTAACAACAAAGTCAACTGTAGTATGATTGTCATTAATATAAATTACCTTAAACATCGGTGGTTCAGGAATTTTAGTGTTTGGTTTAATTTTTACTCTTGATTCAGGTTGTGACATTTTTTACCCTTTTGTTGAAAGAGAGTAGTTACCTACTCTCTTTATATTTAAGAAACTACATTCTATTATTTATTGTAGTTAATTGCAATCTGCTTGGGTTTCTTTTCTTCGGGTACTCTGCGTTCCAAATAGATTGTAAGAACACCATTGGCAACACTCGCATCCATTACCTCAACAAATTCATTTAATGGAAACTTAAGTGTAAAATTACGACGACTTAAACCACGATGTAGGTATTCCCAGTTGTCTGGATCGGTGCGCTGATTCTCACCTGCAATAGTCAATGTTCTATTGTTTAGTGTAATAGAAAGTTCACCTTCATGAAACCCTGCCACAGCAATTTCTAAAGTAACAGTTTCATCTCCTGTTCTTATAACATTGTGCGGGGGATAATTTCCAGTATTGGCATTTAAACGCATCAATTCATCGAATAATGTATCAAACCCGATACCGAATCTACGAATTGTAGGTATATCAATGGAACGTAATGTTAATTCTCTTGTCATTTTTATCTCCTTTAATAAGCAAGAATATGTCGGGCCTACACCGTGTAGCACCCGACGTTACAAAATTAAGCGGCTTCCGCTTCTTTTGTCTCTACATCGACTACACCATCATCTTTTGATTTTGTAGCCTCTTTTTCAGCCTGTTCGGCTTCGTATTTTTTACCAGTGATTGGTCCAAGAGCCTGATACAAATCAGTTACAGACTTGTTGATGGCTTCAATGTCCTCACCTTTCATAGCCTCTTCAACTGCTTTTAGTGCATCATCAGCTTTTTGTTTTTCTTCGGCAGTAACTTGATCACCATATTTTTCAACATCTTGTTTAAATCCATTGTATGTTGATTCGGCGCCATTTCTAGCATTAATGAGTTCTACTAGTTTTTTATCTGCTTCAGCGTTCTCTTCGGCTTCTTTGACCATACGTTCAATTTCATTTTCAGTCAAGCCACTATCAGATTTAATGGTAATTTTATTTTCTTTACCAGTATTCTTATCTGTTGCACTGATATGCATAATGCCATTAGCATCAATATCAAAAGTAACTTCGATTTGAGGCATACCTCTAGGTGCAGGAGCAATACCATCTAAATTAAACTCACCTAGTTGTTTGTTATACTTATAAAGTTCACGCTCTCCTTGAGCAACCTTAATAGTAACAGCAGATTGATTATCTGCCGCTGTACTAAACGTTTGGCTTGCTTTAGTAGGAATAGTTGTGTTCTTGTTAATAACTTTTGTGAATACGCCACCTAGTGTTTCAATACCCAAACTTAATGGTGTTACATCAAGTAGTAAAACATCTTTACGATCACCTGCAAGAACTGCACCTTGCACAGCAGCACCAACTGCAACAGCCTCATCAGGATTTACATCTTTGCGAGGGGCTTTCCCAAAAAGTTTTTCAACTTCTTCTTGAACCTTCGGCATACGTGTCATACCACCAACAAGAATAACCTCGTCAATGTCACTTGCATTAACACCAGCATCACTTAATGCAATTTTGCAAGGATCAATGCTACGTTGAATTAATTCTTCCACTAATGCTTCTAATTTAGCACGTGATACTTTTACATTAAGGTGTTTTGGTCCTGTTGCGTCAGCAGTGATATATGGAAGATTTACATCAGTTTGTGCTGAGTTTGATAATTCAATTTTACATTTTTCAGCAGCATCCTTTAAACGCTGTAATGCAAGAACATCTTTGGTTAGATCAACACCTGTTTCTTTTTTAAATTCATCGACCAAATAATCCATTATACGTTGATCAAAATCTTCACCACCTAGGAACGTATCACCATTAGTTGATAGAACTTCAATTTGTTTTTCTCCGTCGACGTTGGCGATTTCAATAATACTGATATCAAATGTACCACCACCTAGGTCATATACAGCAACCTTTCGGTCTTTCTTGTCCTGCTTATCTACCCCATATGCTAGTGCAGCAGCAGTAGGTTCGTTAATAATACGTAGTACCTCTAAACCGGCAATTTTGCCTGCGTCTTTAGTTGCTTGTCTTTGACTATCATTAAAGTAAGCTGGTACTGTAATAACTGCTTGAGTAACTTCCGTACCCAAATAATCTTCGGCAGTCTTTTTCATTTTACGCAAAACTTCCGCACTAATCTGCGGTGGTGCATATTTCTTATCATCAACTTGTACCCATGCATCACCATTAGAATTTTCAATAATAGTATAAGGCATTAGGTCAATGTCTTTTTGCACTGCGTTTTCTTTAAACTTGCGACCAATAAGTCTCTTTGAAGCATAAATTGTATTTTTTGGATTCGTGACTGCTTGGCGCTTTGCACTAGCACCAACTAAGATTTCTTCTGGTGTATAGGCAACGATTGAAGGAGTAGTTCTTGCACCTTCGCTGTTTTCAATTACTTTGGGATTTCCGTTTTCAATAACGGCTACGCATGAATTTGTGGTACCCAAATCGATACCGATGACTTTGCTCATATTGTTTTCTCCTTAAATTAAGCAAGATTTATACTTAGACCTACATTGTATAGCGTCTAAGTTTATTTATGTAGTATAGCTCACTACGTAAAATATTTGTATATTTTTGGTTAAAATTCTTTTGGTGGTAATTGCTGTGCTTCTATGTATTTTTTCCAACGGTGAATCGCTTTACTTTTTTTGGTTTTGCGTTTGATAGTAGGTTTGACGAATTCCATGCGCTCCTTAACTTCTTGGAGAACACCCAAGTCTGTTACCTTCTTTTTGAGTTTTCTTAAAGCTTTTTCGATATTTCCATCTGTTACTAAAACTTTACGTCCTTTTATCGTCATAATAATTTTTTGGGTTCAATTACCTGCTCCTTATCTATATTTAGTAGTTTGATCTTATTTTTCTTATAGGTGCGGGCATGGAACATATGAATCATTAGGACTCGTTCTATTTCAGTATGGAGGCCTCTAGCCCCTGTTTTTAAATTTAGTGTGTTTTCTGCTATTTGCTCCAACGCTTCTTTTGTAAAGGTTAGTTCTATGTCATCTAGCTTGAAAAGATACTTATATTGACTAATGTAATTATTTTTTACATCTGTTAGGATTTGTATTAGTTGTTCTTTGGTTAATTCACTTATACTTACAGTAGTTGTGAATCTTCCGATAAATTCAGGAATCATGCCAAACTTAGTCAAGTCATCCGGAGTTACTTTACTTAAATCTCCTTCTAGTTTAGTGTCTTTAATGTTTGCACTAAACCCAATACTGGTGCCAGTCAGTCTAGTACCAATTAAATCTTTTAGACCAACAAAGGCACCGCCGGCTATGAACAAAATATTTTTTGTATCAATTTCGTTAACGTCGCTACCGGGGTGCTTACGCATACCAGATAAGGACACTCGACAAGTTGTACCTTCTACTAGCTTCAGTAAGGCTTGTTGTACTCCCTCACCACTAACATCTCTTGTGATGCTAGTGCTTTCACCTTTTCTGGCAATCTTGTCAATCTCATCAATAAAAATAATACCACGTTCTGCAAGATTTTTATCCCCGCCGGCTGCATTGACAAGCATGGTGATCATACTTTCAACATCATCACCTACGTACCCTGCCTCAGTTAAACTTGTTGCATCCGCTACTACAAAAGGAACTTTTAAATATTTGGCAGCAGTTTTAGCAAGTAACGTTTTACCAGATCCAGTGGGACCTACAATTAGTACGTTACCTTTTTGTATATCTAAATCTTTTGGTGGATTAGTAATACGCTTGTAATGATTTGCAATTGCAACACTTAATACAGTTTTTGCGTCACTCTGACCAATCACATGTTGATCTAAATAATCCTTGATAGCTATAGGATCGTATTCAACCTGTTCTTTGGTAGAATCCTCATAATCTTCATCAATAATAAGTTCTTGACAAAGTTCAACACAGTCACTACAAATAGCGACTGCGCCTCCAACTACTAATTTCTTAACATTGTCTTTGTGCGAACCACAAAAACTGCAATGATTAACCTGTTTAGTTTCTTCTGTCATTTATTATACTTATCAATAATTTATGATTGTAAATTATTACAACCCCCGCGTCTATATGTTAGGTTAATTTTTGTTGATTTTTTAAATGATTCGATATTGGTATTGTTGTTTGGAATTTTAAATTGTATCGCATCTCTATCTTTCTCATTCCCACGTATGACATAAGGAGATCGTTTATCACTATTGTCATTAAACAAGCCTACAAAAACCATTGGATTGGAACAACTTGTATAAACTTTGTTATTTCGCTCATCGACAAGTGATGCGTCTACTGTTATCTTACCTACAAATGTATTTTTAATAAAGTTTGCCCTACGGTCATCATTGAAATAATAACCATCAGTTGATCCAATAAAACTATCCCTTGGGTTGCTTTGAATAAAAATTGAATGTTGTTGAATTTCCTTTGATTTAGGATCCGATGTTTTTGCTAAAGCCTCATTCAATGCCTTTAAATATTTTTGATTCCATTCAAGTTCGTAATATACAGTAAGAATCGAATCACGGTTAGAATTTAAATTATATTCATGACCTGTGACTTTAATATTAAATGCACGTTCAGGATAGTTATGCAATAGGCTTTTCAATAATTGGTCACCGCTCTCCATATGATCAATATAAGATTCAAACTGAGTAGCATATTGATCGCCGTTTACAGATACCTTGTCAGTAAATTTTCCTAAGATTCTATCTTGAATTTTACTGTCTGCAACACGCACTAACATTTCTAAAGAGATTTTTTTCCCTTCTACCTTTTGATTGAGAATTTGGTAATCATCGACGTAGCCTGCACTATAATTAATAATTTCATTTTTTACTACGTTTTGATTTTTTACTTCCTTTTCTGAAACTAGAAGTAAACCAACAACATCTTCAATCGCATTTTGAAAACACCGCTTTTTAGCGTTATCTAATGTGTCACCTGTACAATGTACAACAACGGGAGTATTTTTAATACTCCCTGAAGTTTTAGTGTTTCCCCCAACAGTCGAACATGCTGAGAGAAAACACATAAAACTTAAAATAATGGCCTTATTCATAAAAGACCCCTATTAAAACTTCAACATTTCGTTACGAATTTCTCTTGAAGTTGCTTGATCCTTTTTTGACCACTGATAGTATGCCACATAACTTTTACCATCATCCTTTAGTGATTCACCAATTTTACGAACACCTACCAGTCGTCCAGATGATGTAACTGATTGCATAACATTAATTACTGTTTCATCAACAATTTTAGCATTACGTTTTGCGGTGTTTGATTTCTGACTTTCTTCGCCGTTCTTAGATTTAACATCAGTGGATTCTAAACTATCACTATCGGTTTCGATTGTGCCATCGACGGTTTTAAATTTATTACTAGTGATATCACTAGCTTGATCGATTGCACGGCTAATGATTCGTACTCTACGTTCGGTAGATACGTTTTTACCATGCACAAATTTTACAAGTTTGTCCATAGCATCTGCTTCTGCAATAATATCGTGATTGCGCTTCCATGCTGGGCTTACACCAATCACTTCGATTCGGTCAAGTTGACCTGACATAGTGTAATAGATTTTGATACCTTCATCTCGAAATTCTGTAGAAATTTTAGTATCCTTAATTGGCGTAACAGCATCGACAGAAGGCTGTATACCTTTACCTGACATTGAACTGCAACCAACCATAACTGCTGAAAGTGCGATAACCAAAAGCTTGCGATTCATTTTATACCTCAAAAGTAAGTTGAAGAAATAGTAGTATATAATAGATTGGAATTTAGATCAACGGTTTTGGTTAACCATTTTGATTTTGGATAAACTTCTCGATTGCTAGTTGTTCGTTATCAGTAAGCATGTCCAAATCATATTCACCTGTTGCTATTTTGTTAACTAAAAATTGCAAATAGTCATTTGTTAAATGAGTTTCGGTAATGCCTCGATTTACCTCAATCCATCTGGCACCGTTGTATTTGAAAATTCTGTTTGGTGTAGCATCTACACGTACAAAGGTATCACTTGTTTTTGGGTTAGTAGGAAACTCTGTGCCAAAATTAGTGCTACTAGCACGTGCGCCATCCTCTTCTAAGAATAATTCAGGATTTAACGATTTTAGAACTGCAATGTGCATTGACTTGCCTTGATATTCTACAAAGTCACCTCCTGATTTTATGTATGGTAACACTTTCTTTTGTTGAAATGATGGGCCTGTTTGAACCCATTCTCCATTTTCATCTTTAACACCTTCGAAAGGAGGCCCATCATCTTTTGCAATTGTTTCATCTGGTAATAAATTTTCAGTTTCTTCAACAACAGGCAATGGTTCTGGATCGACTGATTGATTTAACTCTGCTAAATCACTAGCCATTTCTTCATGCACAGAATTTTCAATTTGTTGTATTTGATCTTCAGTTAATGGACCATCATCGGGTTGATAATTTGCAAGTTCATTGTTTGCTAATTCTGCTCGATGTTGTTCATCCATTATGTCAATGGCTCTTGCAGCAAATTTTGCCCTATCAAAGAAGTCTTCCTCTGATTCAATGAATTCAGTTTGTGCATCACCTAAGGCTTTGCCTTCTGCATTAGTTGGTGGTTCAGTTACTACATTTGTAGTAGATTCATCTTCGTTGTATAGCCAACCACCCTTACCTTCTTTAGCCCATTCTAGTTGTTTGTTACCTGCTAGAATTAAACACAATGCTAGCGGATCGAAAACAATAACAATAAGTATAATAACCCAACGTACAGCACGTTCAAGAACATTTTGGTCGGGATTGTCGCCGTATAATAAAGCTGCAATATATTTGATAGGTCCAACTTCTGCCTCTACCTTTCTAAATTCGGCTGCAAGAGGGGCACGTTCTTCTTGCAACTTTTGAATTTCTTTTTGTGATTTTGCTATTTGTGCCTGTAACTCGTTACGTTCTTTTGTTTGATTCTTGCGGATACTTACTGCACGTTCTGCACCACGTTCGGTATCACTGCGACCTAACATTTGGTCAACTTGTGCATTCATTTGTTCCATTGCTTTTTTAGCTTGTGCAATGTTTTCTTTTTCGGTTGCAATCTTCTCATCAAAAATCGCAACCTTACTCATTGCATCACCGCTTACTAAACTTTGATCACTGTGTGCTTTACTTAAGAAACCAAAGATACCCATACTAGTCAATAGCATTAAGAATAGTACTGCAGGTATTAGATATAGTTTAAATGCTAAGTTAATTCGTTTCCAGTTATTATGTAACCAAACTGTGGCAACTACTTTACCTAATTCAAGTGTCGCACCCATAATCACCACCGGTATTACAGCCGCGGCAAAAATAGCAGTAAGACCTGCAATAGAGTAATAAGCGGCTACAGCACTTAACATAAGTGCTGTAAATAAAATTATGAATGCAAAAATCATATGAAATATTATTTATCGTCTAACCCAAACATATGACCGTATGTGTTTACAAACTCATTGTACGGCATAATTAGTTTTCTGGGTATTGTTTTTGGACCAGAGATATGATAAGTTATAAAAGGTACAATTTCTTCATTCAATTCTCTGTTTTTTATTTGTATAATTTCGAGTGATGATCCGTCCTCAAAAATATATTTTTTTCCTTTAAGGTCTTCCATTTTGTTCTTCTTTCTTTTCTTCTTCACTCATAAGATTGTCGAATTCATCTTTAAGTTCTTGTAATGCTTCCTCTAAGACCTCTTCATTATTACGGTTAGATTCTAACTCCCAACGTGCTTGTCGCTCTTTACGTTGTTCTTCCTCTTTTATGCCTGCCTCTGTTAATTCTGTATCACTTTCGCAATATGGACAAACTTTTCGTGGATCCTCAATTTCGTTTCCTTCTTTATCTATCCAAGACCATTCTGCATCGTAACCTTGACCAGTCCATTTACAGTTGGTGCATTTGTGTGTATGTGGTTCATCTTCAGGAGCAGTATACCAACTATTTTCATCACCTAATTCATAGGTTACATCATAGCCACCTTTTCTTGATGTCCAATTATCATCGTATTGGTGTTCCCAATCAATGTCAATATCATTATCCCATGCATCATTTACTACAGTTTCAACGTCAATATTACCCTCTTCAAGGTCAACTAACATTTGTGTGATTTCTTCTTCACTGAGATCAGGATAAATTTCTGATAAAATATCTTCATCAATTTCATATGCAAATTGACTATCTACTTGATGCCATTCGTGTTTAACTATTGTTACCATCAGTCTCTCCAAAAAGATATGCAGTCATTTTTCGTTCAGTAGTTTCTGGATTCTTCATTGCACATTCAATACATATTTGTTCATCGTTAGGACCATATGGTCTACACTCATCAATTATTCCACACAATTGACAAACCTGTGGTAATTCTTCGGCAATGTATCCTCTACCACTCATAACTGATCCTTAAAATTTTATTCTAACACAAGATGACGATATAACATAAAGAATTGGAAAAGCCCAGTGATGAACATAAACAATGCCATGAAGTATTGAGTAAGAGAAACTGTATACCCATATACGTTATCTGTGAATATGCTGCCTAACCACATACCTGATAGCAACAAACTACTGATCCCTAAAATTATGTAAACATATGCCATAGGTTAAAAAAATCCTAAATAAATTAAACTTCCAACTAATGATGCAATTAGACCATTATTACCAAAAAATTTATGTGCTAATACACATTGTAGCGTAAAGTAAACCATGTATAATTGTAAAGATTCAACACTCATTTGTCATCTCTAAAACGTACAAAGCGAGGGAATCGCAAACTGTAACTACCGTCTTGATTCTGAGTAACAGCATCACACAAAATTTCTGCTGTACGCCCAATAATTAAAGATTGGTTAGCCCAATAATCGTCACGATCCTCATCACTAAAACCACTACCAACATTAACAGTAATATACTTACCATCATCTTCGCCCTCGCACACAAGTGCGCCTAGTCTGTCACTATTACGACCAGTGCCTTGTTCAATTGCAATAACAGTAAGATCCACAGTAATAGTTGGTTTCCATTTCATCCAAAAGGTATTACGTTTACATTCATAAGGACTATCAATGTCCTTAATCATAATACCTTCATATCCTAAGTTGACCATATCTTTTGCATAACGATTAAGTTGATCATGACCTTCACCTAAATCCAAATCAACCATTATGTGAGATAATAGTTCAACGTGTCTCATATTATCAATTATATGGCGAAGGTTTTCAAGTATTTCAATACGTTTATGTAATTGAGAATTCCAATAACCACGACGGAAATCATCTAGAGGAATAATATCAAAAACATGAAAAACACTATCCTCTGCCTTCACATTTTCTTTACGCCTTGCTTGACGCATTAATTGTTGAAAACTTGTACCTACTACTTCACCATCTAAAACGAATCCCGGTTTTAACAAACGCGGATATTTTTTAAATATATCTTTAATATTTCTTTCTACTTCTTCTTCAATATGGGTAAAATTCTCGAACAGTTTACCGTTGCGACTAAAACAAACTGTTGTACAACTTGTATCTGTGGGAATTACCATTAACAACACACGTACACCGTCAAGCTTTGGCTCAAGGCGTTTTACTCCCTTCATTTCAGGACGACCTTCACTATTAGTAGCAAGTTGGCATCCGAAAGTAGGAATTTCATAATCTGTTTTCTTGCAGATTTTATTTATTGTTTTGTCCGAAATACCCGCACGTAGGTCTCGTCTAAGTACAGGCGCCAAAAATGTATTCCATTCTTCACTATCAAAACGTTGGCTAATTTCAATAATGGCATCACGTGCGGCATGTCCAGTCAATCTACGTTGACTTAATTGCACCATTAACTCATTGAAATCTTCCCAAGGATTTTCTGCATTAGTAATACCTTCAGTGTTTGGGATTTGCTTTACACCAAATGTAACGTATGGGTTATAACAAGCTTTAGTAAAGCCTAAAAAAATCTTGCTATTGACACTTCCTAGTGTTGCCGCTTCAAGAGCTTGCAGGATAACGTCCTCTTTGTGTAAGCGGCTATCTGATTCATTGAGTTTGTGTATCCACGATGCAGACATATTATTTCCTACCAACTTGAATTATAGAATACTTTTTGTCCTAGGAAAAGCCTAGACTTTGCCTCGTACACAAATTCAAGGTCTTGTGCTTTGTAATAATCATCACTATTACTACCAAAAAAGCATCCTGAAGTTGCAGGAAGATTTCCATTTCTAATATCTTTTTCCAACTGTACAATATCATCAAAGGTCAACTCAAGTTCAACACCGTTGAACATTGGATCATCAACATCATGTTGATTTGTTTTATCACGCCAAAGACGTTCCATCCAACCTTGCAGATTGGGATGTTTGCGCCAATATGCTAGTTCGATTGTGGGGTCAACTGCATCGGCATTACCACGCTCATATTTTTCTTCGTAGTATTCATCCTTTGCATTAGCCTTTGCTGCTGCGTATGCGTATTGGTCTAGTCCCATTATTTTGCTCCTTCTGTTGCTATTTCTTTAGTTTTTTGTACACCGTTGTCTAGAATCTTAGCAATACCTGTAAAGCCTACTGTTGCTACTACGATGCCAAAAATTGTTCCAAATATAAAGTTTTTCAAAATACCACCTCACGGCAATCTTTGTCAAATAGTGCATTGTTCAATTGTGCTTCCAATGCATCTGCTCTTGTAGAATAATCGGACACTAAAATTTCTGCAAGTTTTTGCATGTCCGAGTTATTAAGGAATGCAATTTCATTTGCAAGCAATTCGAGCTTATTCATTATACCACCTCCAACATGTTTGCGGGCACTCGCCAGTTAGTAAAACCTGCATTTACAATCACATTTTTTGTTTTAATTGAAGTAACCTTACCGAGTACATATTGACCAGTACGGCTGTTTACAAATTTAACATCACTGCCAATTGTAAGACTACGGCGATTTTGTTTGGTCAATTGTTCGCGGGCAAACTTAATGGACATTGCAATTGAACTAAGTTGGTCGTTAGTAAATTGACCTGAAATAATTGCTTGATTGATTTCATTAATAGTAGGCATTATACAGTCTCCTCGTTAGTGATATCGTTACCATTTTCATCTTCAATGCTTAGAAGTTCATATTCTTGATAGTCAAGATCACCGTTCAGTGGATCCATTTCTTCCACTTTTTCATATGCGGTGAGTTCGTTTTCTGCTTCAACCGAAACATAGCAGGTCACAATAGTTTTGAAAATATAAGTTTTCATATCTGATTCCTAATCAATCACAATACAGACATTATATACCCAAACGGATTTATTGTCAAACTTTTCTTGAAGGAAATTTGGTACACCATAGACATTTAGTGCTTGCTTTGTTGTAAAAATAGAAACTAGTGTCAAAAAATTTATTTTTGCAATTTTTGCAAGTAAAAATTTTTAAAGGTATTTCTTTTTCAACAACTTTTGTTGTTTGCTTTTTAGCAACTTTTTTAGTCGTTGGTTTCTTTGATACTGTAGGTTTTTTTGATGAGGCCATGTAATCTATCCGCGCAATCTCTTATATCCTCGCTTAACTGTCCGTTGCCAATTTGTGTTTCAATTAGCCTTGCAATATTATGCAATTCTATAACCGACATGTCCAAACTCTGATAATCCTTCATTATTGAAATTCCATTAGGTCAATCATATCTGCTTCCATTACTGCATCTTGATAGTTAGTTGCATCTAATACTACAACTTCACCGTCAGCAAATTCGGCAACATAAGCATTATAAAGTTCATCAAACTTAATATCGATAATGAAATTTTCCATTATAGTTTCCCCTTAATATAAGTAATTACTTCATTGGCTTGTTTCATATCACTTAGTGCTACTGCCTCTTCAATCATTTGCATATGCATATTATGCAAATCCTCTAAAGTTTTATCAATGATTTGACGTTTACGATTAAGCCCACCGAAGGTGACACGGTAATTAAAATTTTTGTAATCACCCATAATTAATCCCAATCTTTCTTGTCACCAAATTTTTCGTTGTCATCATATCCTGCCATGTATTCTGTAATCTCCTCACTTGTGAGATTGGTTACTCTAGCACCATGTCCAGTACCTTCAGGATACCAATGTGGACTGCGGCTACGTCTGTAATAACTATCAGCACGGCCTCGATCATACAAACTACCGTGACGGTCACGTTGAAATTGAGGTTGGTCTTTAAGAATACGAATGATTTTTTCTACTGTGACTTCCATATTAGTCTCCTAGATAAACATTCTGACGGCGCTCAAGTTCCCATTGACGGTGCAAACGCTTGAGCAACCATTGTGTAAAATCTTTGACTGCGCCGAACTGCTGGACGCACTTCTTGTGATTTTGGCGAACTACCTTTTCATTTGCAGGATCTTCGCCTAGTGCCTTGAACAGTGATAGTTGCTTTTCTGTTAACATGTATTGCTCCTGTTGATTTACTATAACGATAGTATATCACCAAACGGATTTATTGTCAACCATTATCCCCTGAGGATTTACTTGCTATTTTAGCAACACCCTGGTTGTACGTGGGGTTTGGAATTTATGAAACACTTTAATAATCAGCAACAATCGTTCCATCATCAAGGGTTTTAACAAAAAGCTTACCGTATGCCCAAGTACCTTCTGTACTATCACGGTAAATAAACTTGTAACAAAAATCACCACCATTGGTGATACCCAAAAACTGACGATCCATTACCCGTTCGAACATTGTATAACCAGCATTAGACAGGGCTTGATTGAGGCCTGCACTTGACAAGTTTGACAATTTGTTAATTTTTTCAGCAGTTATCATTTTGGACCTCCTTATGCCCAAACAAGTTCTTTTGCTGGAAATTCAATCTTACCTTCGTACTCAAGTTGGTCACGCTCAAACTGTGTGAGGTAGTCATCGTCAACCAACTCCCAATCAACGATAGTTTCAGTAAAATAATCGTTGGCTTTCTCAATTTGGTCACGCAGAGCCATTACAGCGGTAGTGGCTTCTTCTTGATCCCAAATACCAGTGACTACGTATTCATCACCACCCTTCGCTTTCCAATATGCATCGGGACCTTTACCGATAGTACCATCTTCGTTCCATGCATAGTTTTCGTAAACTTGGGTGTAAATGACTACTTTCATATTGTGCTCCTGTTGTTTGACTATACCGATATTATAGCAAAGTTTGGATTTATTGTCAACCAAAAAGTGTTATCAATCTAGCAACGTCATGTAAGCTTCTGCATTATTCTCAATGAACCAATTGATGCCCTTACGAACACCGTTGTAATCACCCAACATTTCGCAGCCCTTAAGATAGTCATAAACTGCAACTTCCTCAGGGGTTAGTACGCAGGTCTCACCCGAGAACGGATTACGAACTTCAACAGGTGCTTCGTCCATAATTGCGATACCGGGGAAAAGTTGAAAAATTGACTTAGACATTTATTACTCCTTGTTATTGACTATACCGTTATTATATGACCGTTTGGATTTATTGTCAACCAAAAAAATAGCCCCTTTCGGAGCCATTTTGTTGTCATTTTGCTAATTACTTTTTAGCAACATTATTACTTTGGTTTACAAAATCATACATTTTTTGTGCGGTTTCTAAAACCTTGTCAAGACCAGGATACTCGGGCATACCTACTTTAGTGACTAGATTGCCTTTGTCATCTTTTTGCTGAGATACTTCCCAGCCCATATACTTTGCATGAAACTCTTCACCAACTAATTGCTTAGCCATTGTTAGAATTTCTGTACGAATTTCATAACCGTTTTTATTGAATTTTACTTCTGGTAGTTTTGTAAACTCTGTCATGTTAGTCTCCGTAATTATAATTAAGCTGCACTACTTGCTTTTTTACTTTGTTTTTGAAATAGCTTGTCTGTAGTTGTTTCGGTTACAAATTTTGCCATGTCCATTGTGTTACTAACCAAAACTTTTGCAAATGCAGTTTGCGCATCGATATATGTATTCACCGCTTTGTTTAGTGTTTTGTCTAAAATAACTTTGTCTGTTATTAATTTTTGACTATTATGGAAACTATCAATATAAAACTCAGGTGAGTAAAAATTGCTTAGATAGTTGTTATCTGAATTGTAAATGTTAAACATCGTTTTCTCCTTGTCTGTGTGTAAAAGTGAGGTTTTTACAGAACCTCATAACTGTAAAACTATTTATGCTATGTTACTTTTTGCTGCTTTTTTTGCTTGCTTTTTTGGGTTGTTCTGCTGGCTTGCTATGATCCTTCTTTTTAGCTAACATTAGATTACCCTTTTTGACTGGTGCATTTGGTGTGTCTGCTGCAAATACTGGCGGCACTGTTAGTATTGAAACTAGTGCTAATATTACTAAGTAGTTCATCTTCCTCTCCCTGTTTTCCTCACTACATTTGCCCCACTAAATCCTTTATTTGGTTTAGGGCTTTTTGCTGGCTGCTGATTAGAGAAACTATTATTTTTCTTTGCAGCATTAGCCATATTTATGAATGGATTTTTACTTTTCTTTTCTTCTGACATATTACACCTTTATAGAATTTAAATAAGATTCTAAGTCTCCATACAAGTTTAACATCATAGAAATTCTACTGTCATAAAGTCTTATGTAGGGTTTTTTCTCTGCATTGTCTACGTCAAGATAGTATGGACATTTAATTTTCTTTTCTATTTCTAACACAAATTGATAGTAATTTGATTTTATTAGATTTTTAAAACTTAGTATGTGTGTATAACTTTCTAATTTTGCATATCTAAATTCTAAATCACCCACAAGTGTTAGTCTTAGTCCACCATCTTTTCTTGGGTTAGCCCACCAAGACTGCATAGCTCTTTCATAGTTCCAATATGTTTTGTCAGCATATTCTAATACTAACTTTGTAACTTGTTCTTTGTAGCGATACCTATTCATCTGGATAAACACGTGTCCCGTTATTCATAAACACGACACTAAACTTATCAGTTTTAAATTGTGCGTTTAGTTTACGACACAGATTTCTTGCATGGCCTGGATTACTAAAACTTGTTTTTTTATACTTAGGAACTGCCTCATTATCTAAGTAATGTTGGCTTTTAAAGTTAATTGGTTGCCCGTCATAGAACACTGCCCATATACCTGCTGCTTCAACTATTTGATCGCATTTATATGTTTGTTTGTCAACAATTTCTAAAATAACTTTGGGCTGTGTTCTACTCATTGTTTACCATTTTCCACCATTCACTACTATTTCAACAACTTCGTCTGATTGTGGTTTTTGCTGCTTGTCCAATATCAATTTCATTACTTCATCACGTAATTCTTTGGCTTCGGTAATGGGCATTAAAACTTCTCTTAACTGTCTACCCTCAGCATTAGCTACCCGATCAATAAATTTCTTAATTTGGCTCATAGACTATTTATGCTATTATTTACTTCCTCATTTGTCATAAATGGACCAAAATATTCGTATCTTTGGACAAAGATATACTTAGGACAAAATACGGGAACAAACTTGTCATTCTGTTTAATAGCGAACCAGCCCGCTACATGATAGCATTTGCTTTTGGCGGTCTTAGTAAAGACATGCAATTTTCTCTTAACATCATAATAATTATTATGAGTTCTGTTTGTAGTTGGGTAAACAGCAAAAGAAGGGTTAGTCTGTGTGTTAGGTTTTTCAATTTTTTCAAAAACTATTTTTTTAGTTTTTTCAATTTCTTTTGTGTTTGTGTATGTCTCTTTTTTATTATCTAAAATAACTTTATAGTCACTACCTTCGTGAATAACATTACCTACTTTTTTCTTTCCGTCAGTGACTACCCAATATTCATTCTTGATAATAGGTTTTGCAGTTAAATTCATTTATCCTCCTAATTACAATTATGTTTGATTTGTTTCTAGTTGCCCTAAATAAGGTGCATTCAACCATTTTGCATAAGTTTCTGCTTGTTCTGAAATTTTAGTGAGTTCGTATTTGCCGCAGAATTTTAGAAATTGCGCGCCAACTTGTGGAGTCACTGTTTTCCTAACACCTTCACGTATCGCATTATCAACCTTTTGTTTGATATCGTCTGGTTGTGCATTTAAATCAATTAGTATACGATTACGTTCATAATCGTCACGCACTCTATGTTCTACATTATCATGATCTACCCAACGTTGCAACATTAGATTATTCCAAACAAATCCTTGTTGATGCCTATCTTGATATGCCTCTGTCAAGCCTACTTTGTTTTTACTACCTTTTGTTCTAACACCAGGATATGCACTAAACACATTATCAGTTGCATCACCTCGCATACATTTCTCAAATAACAAAAACTCTGGATCACCTAATAGTTTAGGCTCTTTTGTTTTTTTGTCTATAACTTGACGCCCCTTATCGTCAAGGTATCCTTGGGGGGTGAGGAGTTGATTGGTAATCCCGTTATATTGGTAGACACGATCAGATATAAGCTGGTTATAATCAGTGTCGCTAGAAATAATATATATTTGATCATTTGGATGTAAAGTAATAAAACGTGCGATAATGTCATCTGCTTCAGCATTCTCATGTCGTATAACTGAAACGTTAGTTTTTTCACGAAGGTAATTGGTAAACAATTCATATGTTTCCCAAAACATGGTATTTTCTTCTTGCTCTGCCTCAGTCATTGCTTGTTGCGCTACTGCACGATTCGCTTTGTAAGGCTTGTAAAACTCCTTACGCCACGATCTTCCCTCCAGTGCAAATACTGAGTGGTCAATTCCATATTTACGAACAACTTGATTTACACTTGCAAATGTAAGATGCAATGCCATTCCAATTTTTTCCCACGTATCTGAATTTCGGCTAGCAACGTGTCGTGCGCGGAAAAAAGTATTTGCTGTGTCTATGAGTGCGTAGTTCATACGGAAAAGTATATATGAAGTTAATATACGTATAATATACTACTATTTTGAGTAAAAAGCAATACTTTTGGGTATAAATTTAACCTACCTCAGTCCTACCGTTTCCGATATCTTTGGAGTATATGGAACGCATGTTTCTATAGTCTGGGTCGGCCTCTTTTTGGTCATATAGTTCTAAAGCCACATTTCTACAGGTATTGGTAAACCAACGTTCTACTATCTCTTTATCTGTATCTGAATCTTTAAATTTATAGCCTGCCCTAATTAGGTTGATAACAAATTTTTCGTTCCAATCTAATTCAAACGCACCATCATTAATATTGTCTGGATTTATTTCAATACTAATTATGCCTACGTAAGGTTCGCCCGCTAATGTGGCTTTTTCTTTTTCAGAGAGTATCTTTTCTTTTTTTGGTTTAGGTTCTTTTTTTGGTTCTACTTTAACTGGCTCTTCAGGCTTCGCAAAGTATTTTTTTATCTTGTTTAACATTTTTACTCTCCTCATATAATGCAAAGCTTGCTAGATTTTTAGCCTTGCTTTCGCACATGATATCAAATTTATTATTAAAACTCAATGCCCATTCATTACATGCCTTGTTCCAATAATAATCGCTGTGCGCTCGTAATTTTTGTTTATTAAAACCTTGTTCCTTTAATGTAACCATGCAGGGCATAGCACTAGAGTCATGTCCAATCAGTATATCTTCTCTAGATACGGAGTAGTGCATAGCAGGACGGACACCGCGCCAGCTATCAAGAACCCGTGCAACTCGGGAATCATCAGGAGTGATATATTCCCCCTCACGAATCCAATGATGATGAATGTCAAGTACAATAGGTAGCAGATCGCCAAGGCTGAGACAATCATCCAATCCATAACTCATCTCCTCGTTTTCGATAGTGATACCATTCCTTGCTTCAGGGCTAAGTCTTTTGTAGGCTTCTCTGATACCTTGTGGACCTTGCCTACCGCTGATGTGGACATTGATTTTAATGTCCTGAAACGCAGAGCCGTAGCCCATCCATCTTGCCATATCCGCATGATACTCAAACTCCTCTATAGATTTATTTACTACCTCAGGACGATCACTTGCAAGAACTACAAATTGATCAGGGTGAAAACTAACACGTACATCATTACTACGGGCAGTCTCGCCTAGTGGCTTGAACCAGTGTTCAAGTTGTTTTTGAATATCACTAGATTTCCAAAAGCCCTGCCAATCTTCATGTGTATAGAAACTTAGCATGTCACTGGTAATACGCAACATACGCAATTCGTTGGGTAGTGTGGCTACCTTTTTGATAAGCGCATGAGTATTCATGATATTGCGTTTAGCAACATCAATGATTTTTTCTTCCGCTACTCTACGACTTTGACGATTAGCCCATGCCATAGTGGTACCGCCAGTGTTCAGTCCTTCAACGCTAGCAATCTCACCCTTTTTGTTAATCTCTGCAAACTTGCAAGCAAAGCCGATGCGATTTACATTTTGGTTAAATGTCATAGATATTTTAATTTTAAGTAAGTTTCAAATTTAGAATCTTCAGTTGTTAACATCCAGATACCTTGTGTTCTTTTTACTTCCCAACCTTCGCCACCAAATCTATTATGAAAATAATATCTTCTTGGTGATATGTTTTTTCGACACCACCAATCTATAATACTTAAGTCAGAATAAGGCACAGATATCATTGTACAATATTTTTTAATTATTGTCAATTTTTAGCAAATCCTCTAGAGAATATAGCTTATTCATGTATTTGCTAGGAGTATCCAAAACACTAGATTCCATATCGCCCGGCCTTCTAGAACCATATTTTGTTTCAAATTTAACATTGTTTGTTTCTTTGAAAAGATTTACCATTTCTAATACAGTATGACCTTTACCATGACCCAAATGTTCGATAGAATTACTTGGCTTTTCTACTGCATACATTAAAGCAGTGCATATTTCGTTTACATGAACATAATCACGCACACAAGTGCCATCCTTTGTGTTGTAGTCATCACCAAAAATAGTAAAGTAACCAATATTGGGTGCTAACTTTAAATTGTAAAACAAACCATCAGGATTAGTGGGTTCAACAACATTACCTCCTATGATATTAAAAAATCTGAAAATAGTATAATCAATGTTATTGCTCTTACAATGTGCTAGCACACAATCTTCTGCTGCACGTTTACTTAAACCATATGGGCTAACCATACCCACTGCTGCACCAGTACTAGCAAAAATAAAGTTTTTTGTTTTAATTCCATTCAAAACATTTACAGTACCGTTAATGTTTGTTGTATAATAATTACTAGGTTTATATACACTTTCACTTACATTTACTAACGCTGCAAGATGAATGACCGCATCAAATTCTATATCGATACCAATTGGCATTCTAATATCTACATTCACAAAGTTTTTAGTTTCTATTTTTGGCTCTTGAAAATCCAAACAATACACTTCATGTTTATGTTTTTCTAACATAACCTGTAAGTGTGAGCCAATATATCCTGAACTACCTGTAATTAAAATTTTCATTATAATCCTTCAAAAAGTACGAAAGGTTCTTCTTCCTCAATAGGAGTAAAAAGCGAATCTTTGCTTAAATATGTATTGGTATCCGTATATGTACAAGTATATTTGTGTTTATTTGCTAACACACTTTTTGTATCATCTATACAAATAACTTTTCTATTTAAATTTGTTATATAGTCACTGTATTTTACTGTCTCACTTTGTAAAATTTTTGCCGTATTAGATTGGCTCTGTTTAGGTCTGAACCATTCAAAACATAAATTCCATTTATCAAAGACTTTTGATTCTTGTAAGTTGTTATAATGTAGAGAGCCTTTATTATACCATTCAGTCGCAGTAACAAACATATTGTATGCACCTAATACATCTTGTGACATATCTTTTTTGTTTGTCTTAAAAAAGAACTGCCCTTCAAAATTATCTGTCCAGCGTTGGTTTTCTAAGCAGAAAGTCGGTAATTGAATGAGTTGTTCATAAAAAGCCATACCATAACTTTCTACTGTGCTTGGATTAAATGCAACACGACAACTGGTGATGAAATCTACTTTCTCTTGTCCAATAATACTAATTTTAATTTGATAGTCAACACCCAACTCTTTTAATCGTGCTTCAAATTTTTTAGCACCATTCGCATTGGTCATTACACGTGCCGGAAGTTTAGTTTCTTCAATGAGTTTTAAATATAGTTCTGGGTTCTTACCTTCTTCCCAACGACCAATAAACAACACACCTTCACGATCTTTATGATATTCATTTAGTAAAGCAGGTTCAGTAATGGGAATAGGCAAATGCCATGCATTCTCATCAAACTTATTACAATTAAACTCGCTTTGTGTGCCGATAGTGATGCCACCCATCTTTAATTGCAGTCGCATCATTTCATTAACACTATTAAGAAATGGATTGTGTAATGTATTGGGGAATATTTGACTTTCTAAGTGAGTATATGCAATAACCTGTATTACATCTTCAAGGCCCATCGTGCTTGCAACTTGTACAGTCTCATAGGTATTACAAATTAATGCATCATACAAATTATCTTCTAATGCCCTAATAATCGAATTACGAAAGTTTGCCATTCGTTCATAGCAATAGCTATCGCCATACATAAAAATAGCACTGTGGTTTGTGTAAACATACGATTCTTCGGGATAGATAATATTGGTGTTTAGTGATTTTACAAATTCATTGTCTTGCGGTTTTTTGTCAGTAATAATATCAACTTTAACACCGTTTTCTTCCATTAGTCTAATAAAGCTTTTTGTGAACTGCCCGATACCACCATGTGGCACTAATGTTTGATAACTTACTAAAAATCCAATTCGTTTTTTATATATTTTCATTGCTTCATTAATTCAAAAATATGTGATTCGGTTGTGCGCCAAATAATAAAAACAGGATCCATATAATCACCCACTCTCGAAATGCCCCGGTAAGCATATTTTAACCAAATGCGTTTATCCGTCAATTGACACTTATGTGGTAACCATGCAAAAGTCCATTCCCAATGTGCGTTATTAATTAGGTATTTGTCAAACTCTGCCATTTTAATACCTTTAGGAGGAAGATAACTCATGCCCCACATTATGTTCCCCATTCGTTTTTAAAAAGTGGTACTTGTAATCTATCACTATAACGCAAACCATGTTTCATTGCAAGTTCTGCGACAGTTCTGTTGTTTAATGCATACACATTTTCAACACCACCAACGGGCATTAAGTATACATGACCACCAAACCCTTCTTTCTTATATAGTTCAATCACTTCCAATGCTTCATCAACATCTTCTTTTGTTGCAACTACAAATTTTAGATATGTATGACCCAAATCTTCATACTCTCTAACAATATCTGGGCGAATAGCTTCTTCTCTAAGTTCACCACTAACACTTAGTTTTGGGCTGACACTGAATGTTAGATTATGATAACCCTTTTTTTGTGTCCATTTATACAAAAATAACTTAAAGTCTGGTTGAAGTTTTTGTGTTCCATTAGTTTCAAATGTAATGTCATTACATTTTTTCATTCTAGGGTTATCTAACAATTCAGGATACGCTCGTTGCCAGCCTAATAATGGTTCGCCTCCAGTAATAACTAAATGCTCATTGCGCCATTCTTTAAATGGTAATGAACCGATGATGGCTTCAACTATTACATCAATATCATACATTGCACTAAGGTCTTTGAATGCAGGATGCCAACTTGCATAACTATCGCATCCTGTAGTTACAAGCGGTAATTCATGATAGAATTTGAATTCACTAACTCGTTTTGCTATGTCATCAGCTTCAGTGCTACAGTTACCTTTAGGCATACCGAAGCCACTACACGTGAAATTGCAACCATAAGTACGAAGGAAGATACTAGACACCCCCATGAATCTTCCCTCACCTTGTATACTATAAAATAATTCTGCTACTTTAATTTTACTCATAGATTTTTGACCAAATTTTAAGTTTGTCTTTTTTGTTTTGTTTGTACGTATCAAGTCTAGATTGTTCCAATATACCTTGCTCTAGTAAAATATCAACTAATGCTAATACATCTCCGATTTCCATTTCTAGCATTGCTCTATGAGTATGTTGCATATCTGATTTATAATGTGCCGTTTCTAAACCAAATCTACGAATCTTACTCACTTCGACAATTATTTCTGCGCATTCTTCTTGCAGTATGCCCAATGCTTCTTCTGTTTTTGAATTCATTTATTCACTCTCAAAATTAAAATGTTGAAGAATAATTTTGTCAAAACTACTCCAACAACCTGGTGCAGGATGACCTACAATTTTTGCACATTCATTTACAATTAATTTTGCAAATTCTATATTATATTGTTTAATCCAATTATCAACATCTAACCCTGCAGGAACTTTATTCTTTGCTTGATTTGAAAATTCTTGAATAAGATTCATATAATGTTTTAATTTTCCAGTAAAGTTTTATTTTGAATATCCCAAAAAACTTCAATAGCTGTTTTGGCATGTTCTATTGAAATATATTGACCTAAATGTTTTTCGTCATTTAGAGTAAATGTATATTGTCCAGTATATACAATGCCAAAGAATACTTCTTGTAAGGCAATTTTACTAGCCATGCCTACAATTTTTCCTGTAACAGCATCATAATAATAGTATCTATCAGATACACTTTTCCAATCATATTTCATGTAAATAAGTCCTCATTCCATTCTCTGTGACCTTCTCTGAAAGCCATATTGCTTTGTGTTTCACGTACCTCTACACGATAGCACCAAAGTCTTTCTGCTTCGCCTGGCCCCCACATATCAGGAATATACACTCCATTGACATATTTGTAAAGCATATCGGCAAGACCCTCACAACCTAATCGTGGTAAAATGGTTAGTTTAGCCATTTTCTTTTCTTGCAATAATTTAAATGTTTCTAGTTCTGGGTCATCTTGTGCTACCAATAATGTATGATCAAATTGATCTTCTAGTATCTTCTTTAATTCTTTTAGACCACCATAATCAGCAGCCCAATTACGAACATCTAGATTATCAGTACCAAAATAAAACTTCATTGAAAACGAATATCCATGAATTAAGTTACAGTGACTATCGGCACGCCACTGACGATACGCACATGGAAAACTATCATGATATTCTTTGGTACTAGTATATTTGTAAACTCTAGGTGGGTAAATCTCTTTTAAGTACATTTTTGTCTCCTTTATTAGCAAGACATGCAGAATTTAATATAGCGGGATGAATGTCACAGGCCGCTTGTGCTTACTCTTTTGTTCCAATTATTTATTGCATCGTCACCTGAAGAACCTAAAATAGATGCACTGCATCCCCCAGTTTCTTCAGCACAGTTTACTGACCATATAGTTTTTTGTTTATCGATTGGATAAACTGTTTCATGCCATAAATCTTGTTGATTTAAATCATGTCCACAAAAAGGACAAGGTTTTAATTTCATTGATTCAATACATTAATTATTTGGGCATCAGCTACACGTTTGCGTAAACTGCTAGAACTAAAGCTGTGGTCACGACCATTAAATATTATAGCAATGTTGCGACTCCAACAAGCTTCGTCACCAGTGAATCTTTTATCTTCATACTCAACACCTAGTATACGCACATCTAATGGCAAAATCAATAGTAAATCAATCAAATCTTGTTCAGTTTGATATACAACAACTTCATCAACATATCGACATGCCGCTAGTTGTATTTGCCTTTCTACAATACTTTGAACAGGTTTATTTTTGGTATCTGGTCTATCAATTGTTGGGTCAGTTTGTAATCCCGCAATTAAATAATCACAATGATTTTTAGCTTCAGCAAGCATAGCAACATGTCCCGCATGAAATAAATCAAAGGTACTAAACGTGATACCTATTTTTAATCCTTTAGCCTTTAGGTCTTTAACTTTATTGAATATCATTTTTATCTTTTTTATCTTTTTTAAGTGGGCAATCACATTCATATCTACCTTGATTGCAATTACCAGTACATCCAGGTATATTCATTGTAACGTATATTCCTAAGTATACAATAACTAAGCCAAGAATTATTAATACTATAGTCATTTCCCCATCCTTGCAATACTTAGAAATTCATTTCTTGCTGCTGGGTCTGTTTTAAATCCACCACCTAGTCGAACTGTCACAGTAGAACTACCTGTATCCTCTACACCACGACTCTTAACACAATAATGTTGTGCGTCAATCATAACCGCAACATCTTCTGTTTCGAGAATGTAACATAGTGTGTGAAAAATTTGTTCAGTTAATCGTTCTTGTATCTGTGGGCGTTTGCTGAAATATTCAACAATACGATTAATCTTACTAAGACCTAATACCTTTTGCTTAGGTACATATGCAACTGTGGCAAGTCCGTCAATGATAACAAAGTGATGTTCGCAATTACTTTGTACACTTACATTGCGGTCGCACACCATTTCATTGTAATGCATTTTGTTATCAACTGTTGTACATTTAGGGAATGCCTCATAATCAAGTCCCCAAAAGATTTCATTGACATACATTTTTGCTACACGTTTTGGTGTTTCTGCTAGACTATCATCATCTAAATCAAGTCCTAGAACTTGCATGATATATTTGAAATGTTTTTCAATCTCATTGATCTTGTCTTTTCTATCCATGTTAATATTGGTAGTAGGAGTTTCAACTCCCATTTTGACAAGATATTCATGAACCTTTTTACCTAGTTCAGGGTCTGTTTTTGTTTTATTGTAACTCATCTTGATAACCCTCCGTTGTGATGGTTTGTTTTTGAAGTTTGCAACCGTTGTGTTGCATAATTATTTATCTTTAGTTGTAGTCTCTGCATTTTTCTTACTGGGGAGTGGCTGGTAATCAACAAACATTCCGGTCCACTTCCAATTAACGGGCTTCCAATATTTTGCAAACATGTTGTTAATAAAAATTACAACGATGGTCACTACGCAGAAACCCAATCCAATAAGTATTGTTTCTACTAAAAAACTTGCTGCACTATTAATTTCCATTTTAGTATTTGCCTTCTTTTGTGTGTTTTCTATAATCCGTACTCATACGTAAATACTGTTCACCTTGCCCAGTAATCACATCACAAATACGATCAATTGTTTTATCATTATAATCACTTATTTTACCCATATTGATATGTGGGTGCTTTAGTAATTTAAACAACTTATTTAATGCATCATGAATTGACCAAGGAATGTAAAGCCTATCGCTGTCATTAGCAAAAGTTTCAGGAAAGCTGCGATAAGCAGGATAAAGCACATTGCAGCCCAAAGTGTCTGCCTCTGATACAGTATTACTGACCCAGTCTTGTAAAGCACAGTTAAACAATACCCTAGTATCATTAAGTAAATTATAGTAATCATTTTTTTCTAAATCTTCATATACAACTAATTTGCCTTCGTCTACTAGACGCTTTGTTCTTTCCATATAACTACTATTGTTTGATTTTAATTTGCTACCACTGAATAGAGCAAATTCAATTTCATCTTGTTCGTAGCCTTCCCAATATGCCATCTTACTAAGACGATGAAATTCTTCAATCAAGTCCATATAGAAGTCAGGTTGTTTTTCTTGATCCCAACGTGCTGCGAAACCTACACGTAGTTTACGTTGATGAAAAGGTTTTAATTCTTTTACTCTACTACGAACCTCATCTTTACCAAATGCTAAACCAGAAATATTATAGATAGGAGCAGTCCATCCAGCAATACGCATATGAGCAACCATTTCCTCGTTTGAGGCGAGAACTCCGGTAACAAACTCATTGACCATGCTTTCGTAATATCCCATCCACTTCGCCATGCCCCATACATGAACAAAGTCATCAGGATCAATGGACTGAGCAAGACACCTAACAAAAACACGGGGACGCTTATCAGCAGGGACTTGGTTAAATATGTAAGGTAAGCTTTCGATACCGGGTTGAAACATGTCCTCAAAGTAGATAACATCCTCATTACTAATTTCTCCGTTTTTATGACAACGTACAAGATTCATCATTTGGCTCATACCAAAGTAACTACGACCATGTGCATCTAGTACTTGTCCTGTAACTATATCTTGGCTAGTCGTAAGTGTTTCACCATGCATTAAACAATAAGTAAAATTTCTTTTATCGAATACACGTTCATTCCATTCTGTTAATTGTAATGTATACCGTGCCTTGTATGGTTCAAGGCCCATATAATACAGTTTACGCATCCTCTTCCCTTTTTGTAATTTCCAAATCACAATCAATGATCATTTCACAATCACTAAAAAGCCAACCATGTTCTTCAAGGTCTAACCAACTATTACCTTCCTCAAAGAATTCTTCTAGCCAAGCTTGAGCTTCCTCGTCTACTTCATCATACTCACGTTCTTCCCAACAACCATCGTCGGTTTCCACTAATTCAGTTTCATAACCGCAGTTATAAATATCTACACCTGCTTCAATATCAGGAGGATTATCGTCCTCAGTGTATACAATAAATTCTCCCCAACGCCAACCAGTTTCAACAATAAGAGTATTATCGTCTTTTGTAATATGTTGACGTTCGATAATAGATTTTTTCCAAGTGGGTTTAACTGTCCAAGTCGCCATAATTATGCCTTTGAATCTTCTATCCAGTTGTCTTTAGGGTGTTTTCCTGCTAGCTGTTTTGTATGTTGTCTATATGCAAATTGTCGCATATCATACAAGTGTGCTTCATCAAACTTGTATCCATAGTCTACACAAAAATCCTTATATTTTTCCAGATCGTCGAAAATTTGACGTACTTTAGGGTTAGGTTGAAAATTGTATTTCTTCATTTTATTTCCTTTAAATTTCAAGTTGTTGATAAGGTTTAGTTAAATTATAATGAATTTCGCATCCGTTTTCATCATCTTCGGACACATTGATTATTACATTTCGGTTTGGATACCGATCTGCAATTCTTAAGTACAAGTCATCGGCAATCATCTCGCATGATTTGTAGTCCAATGACAGACAATTTTGTTCCCCTGAATACAATGCTTCCAAGTATCGCTTGAACTGGATGAACTCGATATCACGGTCATTGTGGTATACGTCGATTGACACCCTGAAGTGAAAAATATGGCGATGGGGATAACCAAGAAAGCTAACATCACTGAGTTTAGGTTCTTCCAATGCTGCAGGATATTTGTGTATACCTTCTTTCTGAAAAGTAACCCATATCTGTCTTTTTGCCTCATGTTTAATTCTTTCAATTTTTTCTCGTTCACTTTGGATCATCTATCATCCCCGTAATCTAAATGTTCATGTTCGTATTCCCATTGCAACTTGTTTAGCCTACTTATTTCATCTTTATATTTCAGTTTTTGTTTTTTCATTTCTGAAATTTTATCCTTGTCATAGGTTGGATTTTTTTCAGCATCAGCAATTTGCTTATCTAACAAACGGTGTGTTTCGGTTAATGTTGCAATTCTATTTTTGTACATAAATGAACTCCTTTAATCAAATGAAACAAATTGGTCAATTGTAGAATCAATAGTAGAACTTTTTTCTTTTTTAGGTTTTTGTTTTTTTGTGTTTGATATTAGATTTTGCTGAGTTTCTTCTTCAACTAGTTTGTTATACATTGTTCTTGCATTGACCGTTTTTTTACCACTAAACCCTTGACTACCTGCCTGCATTTGTTCCCAAAGTTTGCTATACTTTTCTACAACATCTAAACTTTCTTGTTTTGTTTTTTGAGCAAAAACTTCATTAATTATTTCTTTAAATTTTTTTTCAATAAATTTATGTCTTATCATTGCGGGTATAATATCGTTATCATACCTTCTATTTGCTTCTTGCACCGCTGCTATATGTTGATAAACATTATGTGCTTGTATAAGTGTGTAACTTAGTGTGTCCCAACTTGTTTTTGTTTCTTTTCCATGTTGCCCAATAAAACCAACACCCCTGTAACATACGTCTTTAATCAATAGTTTATCAACAATAGGACTATTTGTAAATACATTATGGACTTTATCGTCCAAAACAGCATCAACAAATTTCCTATTATCTATTGCATATTTTTTATCTTCTGCCGTTTTAGACATTCTATAAGACCATTTACTATCGTGTTCAATACTTGTTTCACAATATGCAAGACCTTTTGCAGCACTGAAAAACGGACTGGCGCAATCAAATGTAATTTGTAATTTTGAGTTATGATATTTTCTAATGGCTTTTTGTATGTCTGTAAACAATACAGCATATTCCAAAATACTTACGCCCAAACAGTGAATCAAATCATGCTTGCCTTCTTGTAATAGTCCATCATAGATAATATCAATTAATCTAATAAGTGTTAAATGTATATCAATCTTTGTTTGACCACCAAAAGCCCAACCGTTGAAATGTTTCTCAGGGTATAAATTTGGATCACAATATTTTTTCATTTCTTCATACCATTCATAACTTTCAGTATGATTTGTTCCTTGTAGAACATTTAGAAATTTACATTTACCACTACGGTTATTAATAAAATATTCGTTATTAATATGTGTAGCAGTTATAGCATCTTGAATATTGTGAATGTTATGCAATGGTATAGCATCTGTGTTTAAGAAACTTTGACTAGGTACATCTAAACACATACCATAATCCATGTATGTGTCCATCCATTGTAGTACAGCCTTACGTTTCTCTAACGCTTTAGGACAATTAGGATCTTTCCAATCAGCTGGCCATTGACCTTTTAAAATCTGAAATCCACCACTATCACCTAATAAGAAAGTGCCACTCTCTCTTTCATAAACAATACTCTCACTATTGCCTTGCTTTTTAGGATCAAGTTCAGCATGTCCTGCGCTATATAATGCCCACTTATATGGAAACAATGCCTTTTGACTGTTTAGAAAATTTAATGATTCTAAGTCAGAAATACCTTGAGGTATACGATCACTAGGAAAATAGTTTTCACCCTTACGTTGCTTACCCAATCCAGTAATATAAAACGTACTGAGTGCAGGTAAGAATAGTGCCCAATCGGGATTTTGTTTTTCTGTTAAATTATCTTTTTCCATTAGATTGCTTGCATCGCCACAGGTTCATCACTATGTGATTCTTTTTTAATCAACGATTTAATCATTTCAAGTTGATTTTGTTTCTCTTTGATTTGATTTACTAAATCATTGACAGCATGGTTAGTTTTAGCAAGTTCTTCTAACTCCATTTCTTCATGCATTTTTTTATTTGCCCATTCAATTATTTTTTTAGTGTTAGAATCTAAATCTACTTGAACAACATTATTTGGTATACTGTGCCATGCCATTCCATCACTAACTGCGAAACCTTGCGCCATAGAATCCCACTTAATCATACCTGCTCCGGAGAAAGTATTATTAATTTGGGGCATATGTTGATTTGTATTAGACACAGTGATATGACTGCTACCTGAATATATGTTTTTAATCATTTTTGTTGTGCTGGAATCAAATAAGTATAGACTGCTAATCCTGTGTCAACTACAATTTCACAGGCACCCTGATTACTAATTCTCATTTTCTTGTCACCTACCAAACTAAGGATGTTACTGATTTCTTTAACTGGCCACTTCCATCCATGTGTAAGTACATTATCAACATTGCTTTGAAAAACAAAACTACCATTATGAGTAGAAGGGTCACCAAAATAAACTTTTAACTCGTTATTCTCAGTAATCATTCTAAACTTATCTTCTTCACTGTTAGCTGATGCTTGCTTTTTCAAACGCATAATGCCATTTACCGCTGGTTCAAATTCTAACTGATATGTTGGTTTATGTAATTTAAAGTTTTTAACCTTTTCTTGAATAATCGATTCTGACATTAAACGATATTCATTTTTAAAGTCTTTAGTTGCTGTGTGAAAAGAAATGCTTTCTGGAACTAATTTTCCATTCTCGTCTGTTTTCTTGTTAACCATAATGATAGACGCATCATCGTATTCCTCAAAACTTAAAATAGTTTTTAGTTTTCCTAAATTAGGCATACCGAATGTACCTATAAATTCAGGATGAGGAGTTTTGAATACACCAGTAATAACCAAAGTTTTGTCAGCAGAAACCGCATGAATTTCTGTTACTGTGTCTGAACCTAATATTTTTATTTGCTCAATCGTTTCAATTACTGAAACGTTTTTAATAATGTCATTTAAAATGTTTTTCATGTTTATCCTTTAAGTTTGAATATTTAAATTGCGTCATTACGTATAATAATGGAATTTATTGCAAAAAGCAACATTATTTTACCCGAAGGTAATAAAAGATTCAAATGTTGACCTTATATTAGTACTATCTCGTATGTTCCAATCTAGCACCCCCAATAAATTGTCTATCTTCTCATCTACAAGTGTTGTTTCCATTGCTTCATCATCAAATGGAAGTTCAACAAACCATTTAGGTAGTCTTAACTCGTCTGTCGGATACGCAATACTTGTAAAGTTTAATGGATTACTTCTAAGTTTACATACAACAATTTTCATACCATCAACAATTTTCTGACTGTAATTGTCACCATGTACTTTGCGTAGATAGTTCCAATTCAATGCGGCTCTAACATGACCAGGCATATTTGCTTTACCTGTTGCGCTAGTAGCTTCTTTTTCACCATACATAGTTAAATTGTTTACTGATTTAGGACTACCCTTTGTCCAACTATCTTGTTCACTTAGTTTAGTTTTAAAAGTTTTTACTACTTCAACAATTTCATTACGGTCTTTACCTGCCAAAACCATTTCTAAAACTTGCATCAGAAAATCTTGAACTTGTTTAGGAGTATCAGCACGTTTTAGGTCTAGACCCATTGCTTTAATCTTACCCATGCTGCCATTAGTATCTAGACGTTTTCCTTCTTTGTCATAGATATTAATAGCATAACGTTTTTTAGTAATGAATAATGTTCTGTCACCGATCAATTCACGTCCAGCTTTAATAATCGAACCATTCTTTCTCGGACAATGAAATGCACGTTCCATAAATGATGGGAAGCTATCATTAATTTGATCTGCGATATTATCGTAAAGTGTTATGCATAGTTCTTTACTCCAGTTAATTTCACCTTTCGCAATATCATCTTTGAGTACAGGTAAGGCACTGAAATAACAACTATCAGTATCTCCATATACGATTGCAGTGCCATCATGGTTGTATTCACCTGCAATACATTCATTTATTTGGCTCATCATATGTTTTGTAATCTGACGACCACTTAATGTAACGCTTTGACCAATACGTTTATCATAAAATCTACAATGCTCATTTAATAGTGCGCCATATGCAGAGTTGAGTAGAATCTTTCGGACTAATTGACGTTTATCCCAATACTCTTTGTCATAGTCGGTTGTTGATTCTTTTAGTTTCTTCTGCATATCTTTACGATCACTATACCAACGTGTGAGTAGTCCGGGAATCACGCCTTCTTGCTCGTAAGTAAAGATAGTACCATTAGCACTTAGTATGTATGGATTGTTACTATCAAAAACAAATTTCCATATTTCTGCCGCACTCATTTCTATGCTACGACCATCTTCATAATCAATGGTTAGCATTGTACCACGTTCTTGGTTCATGATTGCTGCGTATTCTAAACTACCAAACAATCCTTCCCACAAGATACTACCAGTAACGCCTTCATCTTCGTTCTTTCTGCGTTTCTTTTCTTTTGCCAAACGCATACTTTTTTCATACATGTATTGATTAGTTAAGGTTTGTCTAACTTGTCCGACAATGGTTTCTGGCGCCATGTTAAGAGCGCGGATCGCTGACGGGTAGAGACTGTTGATATCGACTGCCCCAACGTATTCGTGAATGCCCCTTTTGGGCGTAGCAACATAGGCACCTGCTGCTTGCTGTTCGTCATCTGTTTCCTTTCGTAATTTATCAGGTACAACAACACCTCGTTCATGTGCTTCATTAAAAATTGCCATTTCAATCATTGCCACCGAACCCATAACAGTCGGAAGCAACACAGTATTTTCATGTGCAAGTGCGTTAGCTAAATCTAAAAATTTTAATTTATTATGAATCTTAACCAACAGCATTGTATCTTGTCGATTGTATTCTAAGAATTTTTTAAAATCTTTATTATAAAGTTGGTCTAATGTGCCTTCATATTGAGTTTTATTTTCACCAACTTCCATTTCACCAATGAAATCTAGCTTGTAACTATGTCTGGATTCGTAGTTATACTTTTTATATAACTGCAAATAGTCCATATGTATTCGCCCAATTAAATCATATGTGGTTTCTTCTTTACCAAATCGTTCATATGTACGTGCTTTAGGCAATTGACCGAGCAGACAAAATTTACGTGTATCATCTTTGCTCATTACTCTAGTGACACGATTTACCATATATGGAATATCATATCCTTCTGAGTTCCAACCAGTCAATACATCTGCATCTTCAATCAACTGAAAAAATGTTTCGAACATTTCTACTTCTGTTTTGAACGACAAACAATTTTCAAACTCATTTGTTATTTCTTGTGCAGTTTCAACACTCATATGTTTCGGCTTGATACACAATGTAATCAATTGGTCTAGCCAATCAAGATACATTGATATTGCTGTTACCATATTGAATGGATCACTAGTTGGACTAAACCCTTTGTCAGGATCAAAGTCAACTTCAATATCAAAGAAACATGTATGTAACTTTGGAGCTTCTACATTAAGATAATTTTCACTCAAACAACGAAAAACTACATTAACATCACTTTCAAATAATTTTTTATTTGAATGTATTCGTCGCTCTTTTTCAAACTCGCTACGTTTACGTGTACTGAACCTACTAACAGGATCGCCATACATACTACGATGCTTACCTTTTAGGTCACTATAGTAAAATACATAATTGGCAGGATATTCACGATAGGCTCGTTTGCCCTCAGGCGTTCGTTCTACGACATAGATTTTATCACCATCTCTGTCGTGCAATGCATCAACGTATGACATTAAATAGTTTTACCTACTGTGGTAAGAATATTTTCTAATAGTTCTTGTTCTTGTTGAGTTTTACTGAATTCTGCTTTGTGTGCAACACGAATGGCTTTTTTGAGTACGCTTGGCTTTACTTCTAGTTCTTCTGCTACTGCTTTAATGGTATCACTAAGTCCACCATTTAATGTTTCAACTTCATTCATGACCTGCATTCCTTCATTAATGAGTTGGGTTAGTTTTAATTTTTGATCTGCGGAAAAGGTTCTGTTGTCCAATTTGAACTCCTATAAAATGAATATTAATTATACACATCACTTGTAGTAAATGCAAGTTTTTGTTTATCCAATACTAGCTTTTTAACTAGTTTTGGTAATCCTGGGTTAACATGTAAAGCATGTGGCATCAACTCATGTCTGATATAATTGCGAATGTATTTGGTATCCGTATTAGATTGGTCTTCGATCCAACCACATTCGTGTCGTTCTGCCCAATCGATTAAATCATGTTTAGTTGTAGTAAGAAATGGGCGTAATACATTGTTTCGTTGTGCAGGGATAACTTTTGGATTACCATGCATACATGACCAAATATATGTTTCAACACAATCATCTAAATGATGCGCAGTAACAACTGGATCTTTAAACGATTCTAAAAATTTATATCGCTCATCTCTCCAAAACTCTTGACTACTCACACCATCGGGATAATCTTTAGTAAGATGACCAACTACTAATGGCAATTCTCTAGCACTAGCAAAGTCTTGTACAAACCGATGTGCCAATTCACTTGTTTTTGTACCATGATGAAAGAATGCCAATGTGACATCGTGTTTTCTATGCAAGAAATCGGCAATGGCTACACTATCCACGCCACCGCTAAATGCGATAACTAATTTTTTGGGTAGTGGGAAGAGTAATTTGATCATCTATATATTATAGCATAGATGTGTAAAATAAACAACTAGTTTGGATTTAGATAAATCCTGTATCCAGTGCCTCTAAATTCTTTTCTAATTGCCAACGATTTTTAGGAAATTTATTGATGTAAGCATCAAGCATATTTTCCCAGCTATCGCCCATTCTTGTAATAATGGTTGGGCCTGCTACAGGATTATCTCGCTCATCCATTATTTGACCATATTCAAAATCTATATCCAAATCATCGGAATCGGCCACTTCATCCCAATCGTAACCAGCATAGTCACTTGATTGGCGGGCATAATCCATAGCATCATCATCGTTTCTTACTGGCTGATCATCAATAGATATACCAAAGTGAAATTGATATTTTTCTCCTGGATATTTAGGCTTTTTAGGTATTGCAATAAGTAATGGTGCGATGCCATAATAATATTTGAACATATTATTACCTTTAGTAGCAGCAGTGCACCAGCGTGTGCCTTGTCCATAGTAACATGAAGCATGTACATCTTCTGGTACAATTACACGCCAATTTTCATCATCATATAATGTAAATGCACGACCTTTATCTTTTAGTTCTGCTTTATCA